CTAGAACCAGAAGCACTATCGCTTGCGTATACACCACTAGTTACGTTGTCAAAGGCATTAGGTATACTAGTGTAGTCGCCAATAGTCGTTCCTGTCAAGTAGGAGATAAGTACGTCAGAGCTAGTAGACAGAGTAAGAGTATACCCAGCGGTAGTGAGAGCATTGTAGCGATCAGCTTGGCCAACCTTAAGGATGAAGTGACCCTTAGGAGCAGGAGTATTACCTTGATTGAAAGCATCTACGTTAGCCACATCAAAGGGGTCTGTGTTACTGGCTCTAAAGAACTGTACAGCATCTGCATTGCTAGGCATAAGGCCTGCAACTACACCGGCTGCTGCGTCCCACTGACCTAAGGCACTGGTTGCGTTGGGACTACCACCAGTGATACCTCCCTGCCACCAACCCTGGTTAAGCAGGTTATAGAAGTGCAGACCACCATTAGCATCAGCCTTCATAGCTGCGATGTCAGCAAATGAGGGTCTACTGTCGAGGCTAAAGTTATCTTGTACTCCAATAAAATCTCTATAATTGATAGAGATCTGAGTAGCGGAGATAGCCTCTGTGTCTACGTTGTAAGACACGTAGAAGGGTTCACATGCTCTGTTAACAACGATGAGAACACCGTTGCCTTGAGAATACTGGCACCTAAACTCGACAGGGTTAAGAACAGTATCTACTGCTAAGAAAGAAACAATATTCACTGTACTAGATAGAAGGTTAGTTCCCACATCTGTTACAGAAGATACATCGTAGAAGTAGAGGGTTCCTCCCTTCTGAACAGCCAAGAAACTCTTGGTCCCTAAACCAGCTACGTCAGTCCACAAGAACTCAGTATAAGCTTGAGAGACATCCCCTGAAACAGGAGAGGGCAGAGTGAACACCTCTTCGATGTCCAGACCTGCCCTCTTACTCACCCGTCCTGTTTCGTCAAAGACACAGTTCACTGCATCAGTAGCAGCATTGGCTGGAAAGTTAAGCGCAGTGTTCTCAGTGATGAGACCTGCAATAAAGTTATTCTCTACTAATGCGCCTTGGTTTCTAGCCATACTCTTAACCTTTAGACCGCTTCTTCAAAGAACTCTGATACTGGAACTCGACGCTTACCCCCCTTGCCATCTGTCGAGAGGATGGTCTTTTCTTTAGGGATAGGCTTTGCATTCTCATACGCCTGCACTGCTTTCCACAACAGCTCAATATTATTGTATGAGCCACGCAGATCTTCTGCTACACTACCTTCTACGTGCCAGAAACCATAAGGATCGGTGCATCGGGCCTGGTACTTACGACCATTGATAATCTTGGAACGAACACGTTGGTCACGTTCATTAAGTTCGTCGAAGAAATTGTCTTCCTTCATTAGCATTTATCTTCCATATCTAGCGTGTTTAAATACTTCAGCAACGTCTTCGGTCTTCCTCTTACGTTCCTGAACAATTACTTTCTGACGTCTTGCCTCACCATTGGCTTCTTGGTTAAGGGTCTGTTTAAACTCAAAGTGTGCCCTAACCTTAGCCTTCTGCAGAAGCAATGGGAATTGAGTAGGGTCTAGGTCAGGAACAAAGGTATCAGTAAGAGAGAAGACCTGATAAGTATTACCTGAACAAAGGGTCTTAGATTTCTGCAGTGTAGTATCTATAGCACTGTCATAAGAGTCAAACAACAACTGCTGATCATCTGCTGTAGTGTAGAAGCTGGGGTGCTTGTTAGTACGAAAAAGGAATGTAAAGGTTTCTCCATTATGAGTAACAGTCATACTACTTACACCTGTCTCATCTTCTCTTAGAGACTGAGTACGGCTAAGAAAGTCACCAAAACCAATATATTCAACAGACTTATAATCAGGATAGACGTCTCCTGTTTCTCTCTTATCATACTTAACATCCCTGATCTTAGTTACGTTAGTAGGTGCTGACATCAAGCAAGGCTTTGTATTGTCACCTGATGCGTTAAGTTGAAAGAGTGTTTCATGCTCAGGCAGGTTAAGCTCGACACTCATATCGTAGAAGGTTTCACGGATCAACTCAGCAACAGCCAACGCTTCTTCAGTGTCTGTGATGGAGTTGATCTGATCGGACTCCAGGCTACGAAGAATAGCCGAAGTCATTTCATTAAGCGTGTAGCGCATCAGCTTGCCTCTTATCGTAGTTCTCTGCTAGCCTATTTAAACAAGCTGAAATAGAAACAAGCTGAGACTTGATAACAGCCAACTCTTGTTTCATCTCTCGGAAGTCTCTAACTTCCAACTTCAACTCTTCATCTGCCTTTTCTAATTGAGAAAGCCTCGTCCATATAATACCACCAAAGGTTCCAAGAGTAACAAATTGAACACCTAGATTAACAAGGATATCGTAGTCCATTACCGGCTCCACCAATCTAAAGGATGGGTGAAGATCTGTTTCTCTTGCTTCTTTGAGGGATTATACTTTGAGGAGACACTAGGCTTCTCAATGATAGTAGGTGTCTTATCTAGGTAACCATAGAGATAGGCTATTCCTGCGACAGTAGCAACAAAGACAAGACTAGAGCTATTATCAAGCATATCCATTGCACCGTCCCATATAGTCCTGAGATAGGCAATAAGACCATCGATAATTCCTTTAAGGATAGAGGCCACGATGGGAATAAGGTGAGGAGCAACTAAAGCAAGTACACCGTAGCTTACTAATCCTCCCCCAAGTATCCAGGATAGCATATGTTACTCCCACTGTTTCTTGGGTTGGTAACGTCCTTCTCTGTATTCACGAATGCTCATAGACTTAAGAAGACGAAGAGACAGCCAACCAAGAGCGATAACAGAGAGTATAACGACGCCTGCATTATCACGGAGTAGGGCGAGGGCTTCATTGTAGTACGTACAGACGGCAGTGAAAGCGGCAGCTCCAACTGCATAGGCTCGTTCGAGCCAAGTCTGTGTCTTAAGCCTGCGAGAGTCATTGGTGATCTCCTTAGAAGATTTGTCAACTTCTTTTTCTTCAGGTTTAGTGAAACCAAGGAACCTACTGCGTGGGTAGGAAACAACTGAAACACTGTTGTTCTGATTGCCACCAAGGAGCCATACGCGTTCAGCATCAAACTTAACTACATAGCCAACGTGGCCTTCCCACGAACTGTTACCACGAGACATAACACCTATGGCGAACATCTCTGGCTTCTTACCAAGACGCTTACCGTAGTTCAGGTAATCTCGCGCAAGAAGGGTACCAGTACTGGGTTTGTTAGCTCGTGCTAGACAGGCACCTACGAATGCAGCGCACCAGGGTACTTCATCATTCTTAACCTCAGGATGGCCTGCATCTGCATAGAGATCTAAGACATCCTTATTATTTAGTTTACCTGCTCCTTCTTTTAAACCAAGGAGCTTATAAGCTTCTTCAATATATTTAGGCCGCATTAAAGTTAACTCCAAGCTCCAACTGTCGTGACAGTTCCAGAACCGATAGGTGAGAATTTAATAAATGAGTTGGTTCGAACAACAGCTGCTGCAGCAGTAGTAAGACCGATAGAAGGGATCAAAGTACCAGCTGCATTGACTCGCACAACACCTCTAATGTGAGCAACTAAGTTAGTATTGACCGCTGCAACTGCAAGAGTAGGTGAGTCGTTGTCTTCTGAAAGGCCAAGTCCTCCAGCAGCAGTAGTAATGGCCGGAGCAGTGCCTGCTGCATCAAGGCCAGAGAAGATGAACTTAGTGCTGGTTAGAGTTGCAGTGCCTGCACCCAAGAGATTGAATGTTGCGTTACCAGAGGTAGCACTCATTCCAGTTACATGAAGCATAGCTTCAAAAGCATACGTAGTATCAGCCTGAAGTGTTACAGCACCGGCCGCCGTTGCATTAAACAGCTTCTGATCTGTAGTAGTACTCGTCAGAGTATAATCTGCATTAAGGATACACCACTGCTCTGCGGGAACAACTCCACGATTAGAGTCAGCTGGAGTAGCATAAAAGACCTTACCATCGTATTCAACAACACCTGTCGTTGCAGTGGTTAGGTTTGTTCCTGCAGTTAGTTTAAGGGGGTGAACAGAAGCAGTACCTGCGGCTAAGTTCAAGCTGCCTGAAGAGAATGTATAGTTACCTGCAGTATGTACTACGTTACCGTTAGTTAGAGTAAGGTTACCAGTATCTACGATAACATCACCACCAGATGAAAGTTGGATGTCTCCACTACCTGCAACAGTTAGCTTATCAGCACTGTGGGTGATTGTTACATCACCGTTATTGAAATTAATTACAGCCCCATTAGCTAGAAACAGATCACTCCAAGAAGCAGTAGCTGAACCAAGAGCACCAGCATCATTTGCAGTGGGGATGAGACCTGCGCTAAAGAGATAACCTGAAGAGGCTCCTGCAAAGGTAAGTAGATTAGCTCCGTGGGTAACAGTAACATTACCACTATCAAAATTAACTACAGCACCACTGTCAAGGAAGAGATCACTCCAATTGAGTGCACTGGTACCAAGACTGCCTACATCCGTGGTTGCCGGAGATAGGTTTGCTGACGAGTCGATAAGAACAGCACTATAACCGATTAGTCCCGCACTTGCTACACGAAGTACTTTACTAACATCGCCGGCACCTGCGCTGGGAAGAAGAGTAGAGGTTCCATTCAACTGAGTAATATAGGCAGCGATATCTGCTACACGAAGAGGCTCAGTACTTGTTCCAGGTGCTGGAAGATTGAGGATGTTATTATTGTTCATGTCTAAATCGGCAGACATGGAGTTGGGAGAAGAGCCATCTCGAGAAAGAGTATTCTCCATGGCCGTTTCTACAGCCGTGAAGTTATTATTGATTGTCGTAACGGCAGAAGCTTCGTTCTGCAAGTTAGACAGGTCGGATGTAGTAAGCTTAGCCATTAAAATCCGTCCGTTTCTATATCAGAAAGCATGTATGTTCTGGCCACAAAGGCCCACCCAGAAGAAGCATCCACTACATCTGCTTCATCAGTTGTTGTTAAGCTATATACAGAGCCGGTGGCTACATATCTAAAAGCGTCCACAGATGCGTTATCAAAAAACATAGATACTACAATATCACTGGTCTTATTCCAGGCAAAGTTGCACCAGTCAGATACATTAACAGAAGAAGCTGTTGCTGTTAGAGCAGCAGACCCTGACCACAGTATTTGAGTTGGCGTTGATGCAAAATCATACGCATCTCCAGACGCTGCCTTATGTCCTATGTATGTTTTTGATATAGAACACGACCCTAGTGTAGACCCCCTAACTGTGATACGAGCCTGCGTTGGGTTGAACGTAGGGACATTCGTTGGTGTAACAACGTTACGTCTAGTGGCTACTGCAATATTAGATCCATTAGTGTTTAACGTTACTGAAAAGATAGTACCAGTTACATCGCTTGTACTTGTGATAATCTGTGGTTTATTCATTCCTATTAACATTAGACAGGCCACCTATACGACTCGTTGTAGTCGGAAGGGATTGGATCCATTTTTTTTATCACCCAAGCAGCCTCGTAAATAGATTGCACCCTTTGCGCGACCTTAGACCCAAGCTCTATCATTAAACTTGGTGTTAGGTTATACTCTACGTCGTCTGTTCCTCTGAAAATGATAGTGGCGTTGGGTTGATTTATTATTGTATAAACTATGGCTTGTGAAACTAACCCATTAATGTTTCTGAAGTCAGTCTCATTTCTAGTTTGAACAGGTATACTCAACCCAGAACTAAGAGTTATAGTAGCTCCCTCAGAAATCCTGCTGTCCCTAGCTTTCGAAACGTCTTTAGAGCTTACTGGAATTTCTCGCTTCTCTAATCCAATCTGAGAGAGCTCTTCAGTAGAAAAGATTTCATTAATGTTCTTTGGGTAAAGGATGCCATTAATACGTTCACCGAACCACTGAACATTAGTCCCGATATAGAATAGCATTATGCAAGAGCCTTTTGAATACCTGTGATAATAATAGATGTAGAGGATTGAACCCAGTAGTATAGGATATCTTTTGTGGAAGCAACAGTGCTTAGTGTAACGGCTGTTCCCCCAGCAAACTCCCAGTTAGAAGAGTAAGCTAATGTTCTACTTCCTGTAACATCTTGAGTTACCACTATACAACCAGTCTGCCCTACCTTTGTGTTAGTGGGGTTTCCTAGTGTTCTATTTCCACCAAGGGTTACAGAAAAATTTATACCAGTGCTCATATCAACAGCGATAGTGACGGCATCTGTTAAAGCTGTTAGAGCACCAGCACCCCACACCTGATCTACAACAAGCGATCTTGTTGCATCAGTGCCTGTAATATATTCGGCAGTAGTTGCAAATTCAGATCTACCTGATGTCGTGGTGCTGGCTGCTGAAATAACGGCAGTTGCCTCTGCAGCAGACAGGTTCTCGTAGGCACCGGCAACATCGTCCCACCCAAAGATAGCATTAGCGCCAGCGTCAGCAAGTGTTACAGTTCGCCCCTGGATAGACGTCAGGTTAACTAGCGTGTCAATAGCAGCTTCGATAGTTATCTCAGTTGTGGCATCCAAAGCATCAATGTTGCTAAGAGTGGTTGTGCCTACACTATCATCAAGGATAGTTACAGCCCCAAAAGCAATCTTTCCAGACGCTGCTACTGCAAGCGTATCTGTAGTTGTGTCGAACGTAAGGGAGGTGTCTCCCTCAATGGTTGTAGCATCTGTCCATACAGCAAGCTGGTTATTAACAGGAATACCAGTATTTGATACGTTACCACCACCAGCGGCAGTAGCCCACTTTAGACCAGTTACCTCTGCACTGTCTGCAGTAAGTACCTGACCATTGGTGCCTACGCCTAACCGGGCAGCAGTATCTGCACCTGTGCCTACAGCAAGGTCACCTTTAGCGTCGAAGATAGTATCAGTTGCGACAGAGCCGCCTCCACCAGAAGCAGCAATAGTAATACTATCTGTGCCTGCGTTAGTTGTGATAGTAATATTAGAACCAGCAACAAGAGTCAGAGTATCTGTGGCTGAGTCTGCTACTACATCCGACTGGCCAGAAACAGAGATAGTCTGAAAGATGTTCTGGTCACCTGTATTGGTTCCAGAAGAGGTGCCTGAGAATGTACCTGATTGTGTAGCAAGGGTTCCTAGGCCAAGAGTTGTTCTCTGTGCACTAGCATCTGCATCATCAAGAAGAGCCTTACCTGCAGTGGTAATATCACCACCCAGCTTGGCTGTGGTTACAGCACTATTGTCGATAGTCCAAACAGTGCCTGTAGAGGACACCGTAATATCCCCCTTGTCTCCATCGCTTACACCACCACCGCCACCAGTATCTGCGTCAGTTCCGTTAACCCAATTAGTGCCGTTATATTTAAGAACCTGGTTAGTTGTAGGAGACGTAATTACAACGTCAGACAAATCATCAAGTGTTGAGACAACAGAAAGTTCAGCATCCTCAATCGCCTGATCCAGGTCTTGCTTACGAACAACATCCGTAGGATCAACTGGAGTAGGAAGGTTAAGGATCTGATTATCGTTCATGTCGAGGTCGGCCTCCATAGCATTAGGAGATGTGCCGTCTCGACTTAGAGTATTCTCTAAGGCTGCCTCAATGGCAGAGTTATTAGTGTTGATCGTGGACGAGAAGGACGTTAAGGTCCCACCAGCCACATCATTAAGAATAAGTTTTGCCATTGAGGTTTACCTATCGTCTTACGAAGACTTCATAAGACCATGCTCCTCGAGGATATCGAGGACAGCATTGATCTTAACACCAAGTGCATTGAGAGCAGCTTCAGCTTCCGTATCACTGAACACAGCGTTCAATGCGTGGGCAACTGATGCATCTGACACTAGAGTCTGAGCATTCCCAATAAGGGGACGATCAGTAGCATCAGCAAACAATGCATTCTGTTTAGAAGGATTAGCCATTTAAGTTACTCCCTCTAATTAGCCGGTGGTCTGCGGATTGTAGTAGTAGATGCGGATGACAACTTTACCGGCCGTATAGGCGGCAGCGTTGAAAGACGCAACGAGATAGCCAGGACTAGAGGTAGTAGTGCCAACAAGGGCACCAGCGCCAGTAGAACCAACTCGCAGTACGTTCTTCTCACCAGCTGCATCGATAGCAGTCAGTGCAAGAGCGACAACGAAACCATCATCGTCAATGAGAGTAGTATGGTCAGTATCGATGAGACCGATATCAAGGGTAGCAGCACCACCGGACGTAGCCGCTGTCTCTGCAACAACCTCAATCTCTTCAATGCGAATACCGCCAGGAAGCAGCACACCAGCCGAACCCGTCGCACCGACAATAGCGGCAGTCGAGGTAAGATCCGTGAGATCAACCTTGATCTCCGTGCACTGCAGGGCACCAAGGGTGGAATAAGTCCCACCCTTAGCCTTTGCGCCCTCTTCCTGAGCGAACTTCACAAGAAGTCCGTCAACATTAAGCCAAGTCATTATGATTATCCTTCTGCTGTTATGGATTACGAGTAGACACGAGAAGTGTCAGACAGACAGACAACCATGTTCTCAGGACGATAGAGCTTAAAGCCCCAACGTGCCGTGGTCACATACTCATCGCGCTGCAGATCCTTATTGTACGAGCTGTCAACCTTGGGGGGCTGACGAACGTGTCCAATGAGAGGGATCACATCACCAGCAGCAGAGAAGAACAGATTAGCTGCACCGTTAGTAACGGCAGTAGCAGATACAGTTTCACTGATGCTCGTGGGCAGGAACTGCGAGACATACACATCGAAGCCATAGACAGACTTCGAGAAGCGCATACCCGAGGCCTTGAGGCCCGTAGTAACAACACCATCCCACGTCGGGTTATTGCTCATGTTGACGAGGTTCGTCAGCGTGTTCAACGTGAACTCAACGGAGGGGTGAACGATTGCAATGCGGTTCTGCATGGGGACAGCAGCCATGTCAAGTGCATGGGCAGCCTTAGCAAAGTCAGCGATTGTGATCACCTGGTTAGTACCAGCAGCAACAAAACGATGACGTGCATTGTTAATCGTATTGGGATCCGAAGCGGTCTGGCCAGCGTTGGCCTTAGAGAACATATCCGTCTCCATGCGAGCCATGATAGCACGCGACTGCTTAGGCACGAAAGCGCTCTCAACTTCACTGAGATAGAACGTGTCCTGCTTCATCTTATTAGTGATGAACGTAGCAGACGACACGTAATCCGTGATCGAGAACTGGAAGTTGCCGGTATCCATTGCGGTATAACGGACAGCCTGGCCCTCATCATAGTCCTGCAACTCTGCAGTACCGATGCTGGGGATATTAATCGTATCACCATCCGGGAAATCGGAAAGCATACGAACGTAACCAAGACCCATCAGGTCGTGTTCGAGGACGTCTTTAACTTCAGTAGACCAGACGCTCGACCGAATAAGATGGTCGTTGGTTGCAGTACTAAAACCTGACATGGTTTAGTAGTTCCTATAATTATTCAAAGTAACGCGTACCGAGTTTCTTGGCATCTGCCATTCGCATCTCAGTAGATCGTGTAGAGAAGTACTCATCCTTATTAGTGCGCTTAAGGTCCTGCCACTGCTTGTAGGTTTTGACCCCACCGTTATTAGGAACATCTGAAAGAGAACCTGCTCTATTAGACGACGGTGGGAGACTACCAAAGTCTGTCGATTTAGCAGGAGCAAAGAGATTGATGAAAGCCTTGGGACTAGACGCCGCCAACTCATTCATCTGTTCCTTTGTCAGACCAAGTTCTTCAGCCTTGTTAGCAAGCTTAGCAGCAAGGTTATTAGCGCCGTAAGTCTTGATGAGTTCATTCTGTACCTGAGCAATGTTCTGCTCTCGGGTTTGGTTCTTTGAAGTTTCTTTGATGGTATCCTTGACGAGAGCCTTAACGGCCTCCAAGTCTACCGGTGATTTAGACTGGTTGTCACTGATGTTATTGGAGTTAGGCTTTTCCTCGTGCGATTGGTTAGGCACTGTACTTTGCTTTCCTTTAATCTCTTCCAAGAAATCTTGCAAGGTGACGCTATTCTCAAGCCGACGCCTATACTCTTCAAGCTCGCGGTTACGGGCTCCAACAGTTTCGTCTGCTTCCAACTTAGCCTTCAGAAGTTCACCGACTGACTTAAATCGTTTACCTTCTCCAACGTGGGCTGTTACAAGAGCATCAAGATTGTCATCTGAACTCTTTGTCTCTGCTTCCAACTTGTCAGCGGGAATATCAAATACATCTTTGGTCAAGTGGTATTTCCTTTGGTTGAACTCGTAGTGGTTTCTACGAATGACAGAAGTTTAAGGACTCTTTCAAGAGACTGCTTCTGTCCGTTTATGTGTGCCTGCTTATGAGACCAGCTAGGGGAATCATAAGCAGTTGTCGTTAACTGTTTATCATTTAGAGAGCGTAAGTCTGCTTCAAGAATGAGAACTAGTTGTTTTAGTAATACTAGCTTAGAGTTGCCATAAAGATGTTCCTTGAATGCCTGTGCATCAGGTACACCGTTAAGCCAGTCCAGGGGGAGCTGCTGCTCCTTGCGTTGGGGTAACGAAGTCTTCGTCACCTTGCGTAATGCCATCTGGTGTTAGTCCTTCCATGACGACCTGCTGTTGGTGAACTTGAGCCTGTCGCTCTTGTTCAGCCTGCTCTGTCAATCTAACGTATGGTTCAATCAGATTATAATCTTCAACCTCTAGCAGATACTCCCAAAGCTCTGCAAGCTTGATACTAGAGAAGTGTTGCAGGACTGTAGGATCAGATCCAGCTGAGCTATTGAAGAACCCTGTGAGGTTCTGTACAGCCTGGGCCTGTTCAGCAAAGTGCCGAGCACCCATAGGCTTAATGCGACCGTTACCGGTGATGTCATAAGAAGTCAACGACAAGAAGTCATTGATCTTAAGTACCGGGTCGAAGACACGGATAGTGGTTAAAGTCATATTACGCCTAGCTAGTTCAAGCATGGCGTTCAGAGCATTCTCTACAATCTGTCTCTCGAAGTAAGCAATCTTATTCTGGAAGACTCGACCGGCTGCGTTCTCTAAAGACTGTACTTCATACTTAGTCTTTTCACCAGGAGTACGGAAACCCATGGCTTCTTTAGGAGAGCCTGCCATCTCCTCCATCTTAGCTTCTACAGAAGCAATCTCTGTGTTGGCAGTGAGGGCATTGACATCAGGAGACATCATCTGTACATCCCCATCGTCACCTACAACAATGCGCTCCATAGGGCCCCACTTAAAGTCGTGGACAAACCCTTTAATTTTCAGAGGAGGGTATGCTGTAAGATCAAAGCAGTCTGCCTTCATGTTCTCTAAGTGGCAGATACGATACTGCATTCCTACCAGATTATCGAGAGGGCCTTGTGCCCAAAGGTTGTCTGGCCTAAGACGCCAACCACAATGAAAGATTGGAGCAGTACCAAAATAAGATACATTAGGTTTCTTATAAATAACTTTATGTCTATCGACGACTTTGATAACATAGTTCTTAAGTAGCTCGTCTTTCTCTTCGTCGTAGAAGTCACCATAGAAAGTCAGAACCTCAGCTTCATTGGACTGTAGATAAATAACAAAGCTATCAAATCCTGCGATCTGATAAGCGTTATTACGAACACTCCAAGCTCCATCGTATACAGTTACTTGGTTACGAATATCTTTAAGGTAGTCGTAAAGTTCCTGGGCAATCAGCTTTTCATCTTCATCTGCAGAGTCCTGCATCATCATAAGTTTAACCTCACCAAGTGAGATCATAGAACGTACGATTTTAGGAGACTGTTCGAAGGAGGGAGCAGCTGGGTTGAAGACAACATCGAGAGGAGAGATGCGTCTAACCTCTGGCCCAACATAACCTACTTGTTCTTTGGGTGTTGAACCTACGGTCGGGGTGGTTTTGTTAGTACCATCATACCAACCAACAGAGGCAAACACATTACCGTAATCAATGTAATCGAGAACAAGGCGAGAGACAGTATCGTAGTACTGATTACGATCTGTAGCCCAAGACATATAAGACTCAATAAACTCGACCTTGGCTTTATCGTCTGCGGCTTCGTCATCCGGTCTCCAGGACAGCCACTTCCTTTTAGGGAACAGAGCAGCCATATAGTTGGCGTGAAGGTTATCACGTATCTGACAGAGCTTGGGGATAACAGTCTTGTTAGACCATGGAAGTTTGCTATTAGGTGTATCGTCTGTCGTGGTTGCAAAGACGTACTGCTGCAGCTCTTTCCAGTCTGCTATACGTTTTTGTTTAGCAGTATCCCAAGTTACCCACTTGTTTGCGATGCCATGAGCAACACAATCAGGAGTAAGAATATTAGAGATGTCTAGAGTCTTTGACATTAGATCAACTCCTTAGTTGATATGCTATACAGAGATCTAATGACCACTTCACTTCGTTGCGTTAGCATTAAGAAATTAACCTATGCCGCCAAACTTCTTATTATAAATTGATAACCCTACTTCTTTGGTAGAAGCACCCATCCCCATGAATGAGGGCGGGACAGCGATCTCAACGGCCGATGCAAGAGCATCCTTTATGTCGTCGTGCTGCGGGTTTTGATAAACTAATTCTTCTTCCAATGTTGAAGTATGTCCACCTTGGTAGTGCCACATTTGTTGATTGGCATATCTAGGTTGAAGGACAGCTTCTATACGATCTTCTTTTTTCTTAGTAGGACGTTGCTCATCGATAGAGAGAGCGAGACCATTAGGTCTAATGTAATCTGCTTTAAGAGACTCGACAATGGCCGCCTGTGCAGCAGTTACCTCGGCTCTAATCTTTCTAAAGTCCCACCTGGCGTGTAGCTTAAGAATATGATCGAAGTAGTCTGAGATGGCCTTGGTCTTAAAGCGATCTATGTCTAAGATGTAGATGTTAGACTTAGCATCTATTCCTACAACAACCACAGCAGTGTAGTCGGCATCCTTGGTGGTTGAGTACGCAAAGTCAACAGACGCTACTACGTTTAGTCTTGAACCCTTGTAATACCAGTAACCAGACTCCCTGTGAAGAAGCTCTCTGTTATAGTACTGGAAGTATTCCGGTCTGATGTTAGCACTAGAGACATCGTTAGGGTCGTTGTAGTACTGGGCTCTAAACTTAGTTAGATCGCTGTACTGGGCCTTCTTCTTAGCTAAGACAGTCTTATCAAAGCCAAACCAACGACCATCTCCTCTTTGTTCCCTGGGCCATAGAAATGATCCACTAACTTCTACTGGCCTCTCATAGATCTCATAGAGATGTTCTGAAAACTCTATCTCCCCAGTATCATCGATGATCTCTACTATCTGATTTTTTAGATCGTTGTATAGATCGTTAGGGTGATATCTAGTTCCTACAACCCACTGTACAGCATCTGTGCCTGCAATAGACGAGAGGTATGATACTTGATCTGCAACCTTACTTCTGCCTTCTGGGGAGTAAGCAGAGCTGTCTACAACTACGTCATCCAATACAGCAATGTCACAATGCATACCAACTATGTTGGTTGTTAGACCTGCTGTGAAGATTGAAGGATCTCGTACTGCCTCTGCTTTACGCTTAGGGTGGTCTAAGGAGATCTCTTCGGTTGTCCACTTCTCTCTGCTATTAGCGTCTTCATTGACCATCTCTGGCCATAGCTGTCTATAGTTGTGAGAGAGGAAGATGTCCTGTATAAACTTAAGCTGCTTGGTTGCTAGATTGATAGTTGAAGAGATGTAGAGAACTCTGAGAGCAGGATTCTTAGTTAATTCAAATGCTACACGATAGGCTACTAGAGCACTCTTCTGATGATCTCGGGGGAAGAGGAGTAGCTGGTGGGTCTTAGCTTGCGGCCTGTACCACCATTTGATTAGATCCTTATGTGCTTGTCCTAATACACGTCCTGGATGAATAAGCTTGATGAATAGCTCAAGGTCTGAAAGAGCTAGTTCTCTAATTTGGTCTTTGCTTAAACTCATACTTACTTAACTTGGCTTGAGGTTCATGGTTCTCAATGGTCTTGAGGAATTCGTTTAGGACATCCTGAGAGTCTGGCTTAAGCTTAAATTCCTTGGTAGGTCTGCCTCGGCTATTCTTAGCCTTCTTCTCTTCTTCAGTTTCCTTCGGGACAAACACGTTCCAACCGTGGTCATTGAGGAACTTATTTGCCTGGTAGTAGTGCTTGGAGTCTTCCTGTTCTGCTAGGTCTCTGATCTTGACGACTGCCTTGGATTTAATAGCAGCTGCAAGCTCTGATCTCATTTCCCGTAGGGTATCCTTAAACCACTTACAGGCACAGAGCCGATCCCACTGCTTCCAGCTAACCAGGTGCTGCTTGACAAAGGAATAGTCTGTGGGATCGTTAACTTCTACGTAGAGACGAATAATAGATGGAACGACTCTGCCAAGGTCTTGGCTATAGACGTCCTTGTTGGACATGGTAAACTTAATGGCTTCAGGCTCTGCCTTATCCCAAGCAGACAAGAACTCAAGGAACAGCTTTTTGGTTCGCTGCTCTTCAGCCATTAGTTGTCTACGGTCGCTTACCTGCATGTTATTTCTCTAAGGTGAGTTTAGTGAGTTACCTTCGTTTAACGTCTTCGGAGTTCCTGTTAAAGGGTTTAACCATACTCGCTTGCTTAGGGCTTTTCTGGTCCGACGACTGGTAATACCTTTAATATTACTTAAAGTATACCTTAAAGTATACCTTAAGGTATCTTAAGGAGATCTTTAATAGGTACCAAAGGTAATCTACTAAATCTACCTTAGAGTATACTTAAGGTATCTTATCAGGATACCTATAGGTATATTCTATACACAAGGTAAGGCATTTGTCAAGAGAAATCGTACATGAATCCTAAACTATTTTATAAGTCCTTGATTATAAAGGAAACTATTTTATGTCTGAGACAGGGTTTTAGGTGGCTTAGACCACTTCTACGAAGAGTTCAACCCCTCCCCGGGGACCTTTTTAATCGCAAAGACATGACTATTGCTCAACCCTAGAATTTCTCTTAGGGATTTTTAGAGGGTAATTCCTCTCCACCCCCCACCCCCCGGGTCCCCTATACAACCCAGGAAGGTTGCTCATACACCCTAGGGGGGGTTGGTTGTATGTGGTACCTGGCTACCGTGTTGAATATACAGTGAAAAAAGTGTGTTACCCCACCCTATACAACGTAACTACTTAACACATTGGTAACATTAACACATTCTTAACCCTGTCGTTGCGTAGCAACCTTGTATATGAGACCTTAATAATTCGTGCTTTAGCCAGCCATGTTAGGGGTTCATTAACACTTCTATGCTAGGGTGTAGATCGGATACAAGTCTTGTCTGTGTCCTCGGCAATGGTGCCATTGAGAAAGGTTAAGACCATGCAACTAATGCTTGTAAAGGCAACTGACAAGCCGGGAAGCTCCCGGATCAAGTTGCCCGTATCTGCCACTGTAGGCGTAATCAACATGTTGGCACTAGCCGAGCCCGGCACTAGCCGGGTAGACCTGTTTAAGTTGCTCAAGAGGGGCAGTGCACTGGCCGTGCGTAATGGCTATGTGAGGGCTATCCCTGCCCTACGTGTGATCGAGTGAGGGTGCCATGAGAAAGCCAGTCTGGAGTCAATACGGCCCCAAGGGTGCCCGTGTCTTTGGTGCCCCCGATGCCGGTATCTTGAGAGACAACCGCAAGGCTGAAGTCAAGGCTCAGCAAGGTAGTAGATCGCCTATCGACCACTGTCGAGACAAGGCCCACACTAAGGGCTGTCACGTTGGCCCCGGTGTAGGGCACGGTGAGGTTAAGCCTCATCGCAAACAGGTAGCCAAGGCGCTACCCGAACAGATAGCCTTCGAGAAGTCTGGTCTCTCTAAGCATGTATGGAGAATCAGCGGCAAGGCTAAGAAGTTCAACAACGTAGGCTAGTGGGAAAGGGGAGCAATCCCCTTTTCTTACCTACTTTAGTTGTATGTAGTAGTTCGTGAGGTATGTTACAATCTTGAAACATTATGTTACTTCCATTCGTTGCCTACCTATGTTAGTGTCTATCCATTGCCTGCGGACATGCTCTTGCGTGTCTCCCCTTGGGGACGAGGCAACTACGGTCCAACCGGGCAGCGTTCATGCGCTGTGTCTCGCGGGCAGTGGACCAAGCTGCAAATTCCCTAGCTATCGGGTTAGCCTAGTGCGACCACGCTTTGGAAAATAGACAAGTCATCCCGCGAGTGCAGGGGATGGGTCCGCAAGGAGATCCTTGCCAGCCAACGGCCGTATAGCATATGATTGCATCATATGTAGCCCATGCCAGGGTAAGCGGAAACCGGATGAATGGGGAGTTGGACGGTAACATAGGCCAAGGCTTGTGTTATTTTGAGCGGTCCAACAGTGAACCCAGAACGCCTTGCTTGACCATGACACTATGGTCTATTAGCTTGGTAAGTATGGGAGTAGCAGCTTGACCAGAGACTCCCCTTCATCTATTAATATTTCCATAGTTCTCTTCCTATCTTTCGGGCAGCGACTAGGCTACCTTAACATGGTGTTAAGGCGGTATCTCTAGCCGTTGCCTTCAAGGTAGGATGATTTATCATGACTAAAGTTTCGAAGAAGCATAGCACCAAGGCGGTCGTCAATGTGGTCAACACCACTAACGTCACGTCTGATGGTGCTGTTGTTGGTCGCATGGTGGACAACACCATCGCAGCGGCCAAGGCATTGGCACCGGCACTGCACACAACTGTGTGCTCAACATGCTTGCACGTCCTGGTTCACGGCGACCCCATCCACATGAACCGCTTGTTCCAGAACATTGGTGGTGGCTTCCGTCGTGAAGCCATGGCCAAGTTCATGATCAAGTTCGGTGGCGTGAAGTACGTCAAGGGCAACAAGGACAAGGGCACTGAAGAGCAGATGTCCGTTGATCCCGATGCTCGGGCCGTGCTCAAGGCGGAGTATGAGAAGGATGCTAGCGCATTCGTCAGCAAGCTCACGGCCAAGCCCTTCTGGGATGTCACCAAAGAAGTTCTATTCCGTGAGTATGATCTGCTCAAGGTCATCGAACGGGAAGTGAAGAAGGCAACGGCCTTCGCCAAGGGTGTCAAACCCAGCGGCGAGACCCTGACCGAGGAAGAGCAGGCTATGGTTGACGTCACCGGGCTCAGCGTCATCGCTGATGCCTTGAAGCGTGCCAAGGTCGGCCTGCCTGCTCTCTCTGCACTGCACTAGGTAGATAAAGGGAGCTTAAGCTCTCATTGTTTATCTAGTGCTGCACTAGGTAGCCACCACGGGTCCTGAGCATGACTGTAAACTGCTCACCTTTACTACCGCAAAGACATGACTATTGCTCTATTAGCAACGGCAAGCGGGGCGTTGCTGATCGCTGTCTCTAACGAGACTCAAGACCACGTGCGTTAAGCGTTGGCACCATCTTACGAAGGCAACCGTATTCTTTAGTAGAGGATGGACCATATGACCCTTGCATACGCTGAGTTCTTAGCTGAATGGGTGGGTGGCATCCTCTACTATCTCCTTGAGAGGGGTGGGTGGGACCTCTCTGTCTCCCTATTCCTGACGCATTTGGGATCTGCTATGGTTGGTATGTCCTTCGCCTTAGAAATAGTGCGCAGGCATACGTTAGTCGTGGTTAACAAACAGAAGGAAGAAGAATATGACTGGTCCGAAGGATAAACTTAACTTCACCACCCTTCGTGATCTGAAGTGGCTAGTGAAGAAGGCACAGGAGAAAGGCAATGGGGATAGCATGAGCTATGCTTTCCTTAAGGCTGGTCTTTCTAAGATGATGGACGTGAACAGCAAGATCAAGTCTCTTGAGTCCTCAGTTGTGACTGTTCATGCCAACGAGTCCTTACGAGTGAAGAGCGTAAGCCTCAAGAGCGTAAGTCTCATCGAATACATCGACTTCACCATCAAGTACAACGCTTCACGTGAGGTGAGCTGTGGATAAAGCAAAACTTGTTGATTGCATCGACCATCCGGAGGACTATACATGACAATCTTGGACATACTTATACCGTTAGCGGTAGCTTCACCCCTGTTTGTATGCCTTTTCATAGAGCTTAAATGTAGTAGGTGTCTTCACCCCCACAAGAAGAACGAGAAGCGCAAGTGCTGGATACCTGGCCCTCTCTACCTCCCTCCTTGGGAGAATACAATGTACGATCCTGACAAGAACGACTACAGGGTAGTACAGATGGCAGGCATCATCGACGACGCTTTAGGTTGGTATGTGAAGTGCGATGGGGAAGACTACGCGATGGGGTATGTGAAGGCGGCTGAGTTGTGGTGGCATCTCGAAAAGCAAGAGCCGGGCAGGTACTGTTTGAGGCACCTAACACCGACCGCCTACTCCTACAACTGAAGTTTACTAAGCACTAACCAAAGGAGACTACATGTCTAGCATTCGCACTAAGATTGCCGAGACCATCAGCTCTATTGCTCCTGATGTGGAAGAGAAGATCATCGAAGCGTTCGTCAACCGTGAGGTGAACAAGCGTAGCGATGCCGTCGTCAATGCACTTGACCTTCTCTCTCGTGCCGAGAATGATCTTCGCAAGATCAAGCCTGACCTCATCGCCCTAGACGGGGATGGCAAGGAGTTGTCGGCAACCTTCAGCAAGGCTAAGTATGAGGAGCTGAAGAAGAGCAAGGAAGCCATCGTCAAGATCAACAAGGCAATCGGCAATGCCCTCGACAACAGCGATTATTCCCTCGTCTATGACCTCATCTCTTCCAAGGATAAGGGCCAAGGCTGAGGAAAGAATTCGTGCAGGAGTTATTGATCGCATCCTATCTAAGTCTGTTAATCTTCATGCAAAGCATGGCTGGAAGATGGGATGTGACTGTAACTTCTGCACGAGTAAGCGTCAGTGGACAAATAGGATAAACCTATGTAGCTGGCGTGAACGACAGGAGCTGAAGGCAAGGGCTAGGTCCCAGCTTAGGCAACTGAAAGACGACTAACCATAAACAAAGGGCAGACACGACTTGCCCACAAAACGGAGAACTACCATGTCTACTACAGCAACTAACGTACTCCTCATGGACCACGTACACCATGTCAAGGAGCAGATCAAGTTCACCATCCTCAATACCCTGTACACAGCAGGTCTCATGGATGAAGGGTACAATCCCAGCCATGACGCCTATGAGTACATGGTACCGGGCTTCACCTACAAGAAGCTGACCTTCGATCAGCCGATACCCTACAAGGCCGCCAAGATCCCGTCCCCTACTCTGTACCGTGTACGGGTGGATGGGTTCGACAACAAGTGCTACGTCGCTCACGGTGTCAGTGAGTTGGCGTGGATCATCGGCCGTGCCATTCGCCGGGCCAGCGTGTATCTCGAAATCGAGAACGCGAAGACCGGCAAGCGCACCAATAGGTTCTTGAACCAGACACGTTCTTAAGTCTCAATTACCCAACCACTGATGTGATAGGAACAAAAGGCTTGTTTTCGCTGCTATCTCGTTATGCCTTGTTGAGGCGATACCTCGTAGTAGAGAACTCAGAGATGAGCTCCAGTCCTTCAGTGGTTGGGTTTTTCTTTTACTACGCAGTATTACCTCTTGTTGTATGAGAGACACTAATACTGTGAGTAAGTAAACTACGCTAAACTAGAGCAGGTTCGAGACCTCTAGCCTAGAAACGGTAGGGCTGCTAGAAAGCGTGGATACGTGGGGTTAAATTCCTCCGCCTAAAGGGGTAGTGTCCCTTGAGTGGGCTCGTTCCGTAGGTAGTAAGACATGCTGGAAATGAGTAGCTGTTCCTAAACAGTCAGCACTTCTCTGTATCCTAGTGACCTATAGAGGTCGGGGTATAGACCCAGCGACACGGCGTAGGTCCACTCTTTAGTGGGTAGCCTATAGCTAAACGTACAGCAGTAGAGGTACTGCAACTCTAGTAGCATAGCGCTCGGCTGGTTCCAACGAACGAAGTGAAGTGACTAACGTCAGCTCCTCCAAAGAGCGTGTTCGTTAGAACACTCGCTACGCTCGTTACAACCCAGTGGCGGAAGGGTGTGAAAGAGTTACCTTCATTACATTCGTTAGAAGGTCCTAGTTAAGATGATGAGAGAGTGTCCTCTCTGACTCAGCTGACGCATGTCTTACTAACTACACCTTAAAACAACTGGAGTACAACTATGAAGATTAAGTCGGAAGAGTTGAAGCCCGGTATGGTTGTTGTTCTGCCTAAGGGTAAGAGGGCCAAGGTCTTGACTGTCGAGGTCAAGGACGTACCCATTCCTCGCAGTGTCAAGACAACTGTCATATCGTATAAGCTAGATGATGAGGAAGACGAAGGTGCTATCTTCGATAGACACTTGGCAGGTTCTGCTAGGGTCGAAGTTGAACCGCCGTCTCTCTGGCAGGTCTTCACTAAGTGGGCAACCGCTAAGAACCATGAACACATTGAACATACTGGTACGTAGTTCTCCTCCGTCTACGTATCACAACTGGGGTGGTGGGTAATTCTACCACCCCTTTTTTATGGAACCACCAATGCTAACGAAGCGAAGCGTAGTGTTCATTAGATCTCTGTATAGCATATCAACTAAGGAGTTGATCTAATGAGTAAGTCACCTAAAGAATTATTCTTATCTTGCATACCAGATTACTTCGGCTCTAAGGAAGGGGCCTGCTCTGTTCTTTTCATCAATCAAGACGACACGCAAATATGGCTGCCTAATAATGGGTGCCATGCAGTCGTTCTTAGAAAGGCCAGAGCAACCAAGTCCTTCTACTCTAGCCTGTGGTGCAGGTACGAGGAGCTGTTTGATGCAGCTCAGGACTATTGGAACTTCCTTCTCTCCCCCGCTATAAGCCCCTATCGTGCTGTTCTATCCAGTGTTGAGATCGTTCGTGATGATAAAGGTAGGCCTCTTGCCTTTGGACTGCACGATAACTCAGCCTCTTGGACACAGTGTGTATCTCTTGCCATACAATGCCGTGTGCCCCAAGAAAGCAGCAACAAGCTGCGGTCTTACTGGTGGTGGCGTAAGAATGGGTTTACCCCTGCTGCTTCTATATACATAAGTGAACTGCTGTACCTGCACATCGACGGATCTCTATCTGTTATAACAGAGTCATATGTACATAGCATTGATCCTCAACAGGGATTTAACCTTGCTGCCTTTACGGATGGAACGCCTAAGAAGCCAGACTACAATAATGGTGTTATGAAGAACGCTGATTCATATAGTTCCCCAACTGGACAGTGGTTCGATGACTTAACTAAGCCGACTATACCACAGCTTGTGGCTGGTAAACCTAAGTATTGTGGTCTCTTTAAGAAAGTGTTTCTCTCTACTGAGAACAAGACAGGGGTGTTTGAGGCCGGTGGTTGTGTCTCTAAGGAAGAGGCAGTCACCCTTCTCAAAGAAAAGATTAATCAGTGGGCTAAGAATGTAAAGGTATTAGAGGGATCATGAAAGCATTCATCTCTAACAATGATCACAATGTAAAGGCTGTGTTCAAGAAGTATGGATATGACGTGGTTAGTACCACAGAGGAAGCAGAGCTACTAGTCTTCACTGGTGGGTCTGACATTACGCCCTCACTCTACGGTGAGAGGTTAATCACAGGCACATATCCATGTTTCTCTCGTGACCTACAAGAGATAAGACAGTGGAAGTCTAAGCCACCTTATCAACCTCGTGTTGGTATCTGTAGAGGTGCACAGCTAGGCAATGTGCTGTGCGGCGGTACGCTATGGCAGGATGTGGATAAACACGACAAGGGGTTTCATCCTATTAAGTGGAGAGATCCTGAAGGTAGAGTACATACTGGAAAGGTTAACTCTATCCACCATCAGATGTGTAGGTTGACAGAAGAGTCTGTCCTTCTAGCCACAGCATCCCTGTCTACTAAGAAGACTAGTGAATACGAGTATCGTACATTCACAGACAACTCTCCTAACAGGGAGGATGATGTTGAAGCATTCTACTATCCAAACTTCAACTTCTTCGGAGCACAGTGGCATCCTGAATATGGTGGTGAAGACTCCACTGAACTGTTCTTTAAGTTAATGGAACGCTATCATCACAATTAAGGGCTGCTTACGAGGCGGCAACAACATAGGAGTACGTGCCATCTGTGGTCTTTGGGGAGGCTTGTCCTATTCTCTCTCTGATAAGGACGTGTTTATCATTAAGTCCCTAGCAACAGTATCTCAGTTGAGGGGTACTGATAGTACGGGTCTATTTGCAGCAATCCACGATAATAAGCGAGCGCTGTCTACTCACTATAAAGCTGCTGAGTCAGCGACGGAGTTCCTCAGGAATCCTAACACAATGAATATCCTGAGTCATCAGGATGTGTTTATGATTGCCGGTCATAACAGGTCAGCAACCATAGGTGAAATCAGTTGTGATAACGCCCACCCATTCAAGGAGGGGCATATCATGGGTGAACATAACGGTCACATACCTGAAATGCAAGGGACTATTAATGGAATAGTAGTTCCAGATAGCCGTGTCTTATTCAAGAAGCTGAGTGAGGTTGGGCCTGATGCTGCTCTAAGACAGGCAGACTCGGGTGCTTATGCAGTGGTGTATCTGAATGCAAAAGATGGTACACTTAACTTCTCTCGTAATGATAAGCGTACTCTATACTTCATGGAAACGCAAGATGCTCTGTTCTGGGCAAGTGAGTGGCAGTTCCTTGATCTCGTAAAGAACAGGGATGGTAGTTCAATTACCAAGTATAAACCCATACAGACACTAAAGCCCTACTCTCTGCTCTCTTACAATCTTTTATCTTTGTCCAAGACTGAGAGAGATCTTGAGAAGAAGGTTGTTCCTCCCTCCAGTGTGCCGTTCATACCAAGGGCAACCCCTAAAGAAGAAAGTAAAGTAGCTACAATCAAACGCAAGCCCGGGTACTATGGGTATAAGGGCAAGAACATGAACATCAAGAAGGCTAAGCAGCTCATAAGTAAGGGGTGTGCCTTCAACAGAGATCATCACTTGACGATTGATGACTCAGTACACTGGATCAATAATAAAGACTGCTTGTGTGAAGAGTGTGCTACCAACAAGGCTGTGCTTTCCTTTATGGGGGTCTCCCGTTCTTGGGAGGGTGTGTATGAAAAGGGGAATAAATGACTGAGTTCTTGCTTGGAGCTGACCCTGAGTTCAGCCTGATTGATACTGAAGTAATGCGTACTACTAGTGCCCATGATCTAGTGCCTGGAACCAAGGCTAACCCCCAGAAAATCACTGGTGGTTGGGTTCAGGCAGATGGAACTATGGTGGAGTACAACATACCCCCGGCTAAGTCTGCTAAAGAGTTTGTTGATAACAATGCCGAGGTCCTGAAGTCTCTTCGTGAGATGATCCCTGAGAAGTATGTCTTCTCATTCAGACCGACTGTTCACTATGACCCTTATTACTTCTCACACGTACCGCACGTAGCCAAGGAGTTGGGCTGCTCTGCCGATTACAATGCGTGGAAGGGTGGTGGTATTAACCCGAGACCGCAGCCACCTCTTGATAGGTTGGACATGCGCACTTGCTCAGGCCACCTGCATTTGGGGTTTACAAAAGACCAGGACCCTGATAACATGAGCCACAGGTGGGACTGTTGTCAGCTAGTCAAGCTTCTTGAGGTTGCTATCTGTCCGTACATGCCTTTATGGGACTCAGACACACAACGGCAGGTACTATATGGCAGGCCCGGTGCATTCCGTCCGAAGTCTTATGGTGTTGAGTGGCGGGTACCTAGTAATGCCTGGCTTAACTACCCTGAAATTCAAGGGTGGTTGTTTGATGCGTGCAAGTCTGTCTTCTTAACCATGAAGGCCGGTCATTATCCTCTAGTTAAACTCCAGTCAACTGTAGATTACAGTTCTAGAAACGTTGAGTGGGGTCTTAATAGAACTCGTAAGGATGTATTAAAAGACTTCCCTGATTTTAATGGTGGTTGGAGGGAGTCAATTGAGAAGAAGAACCAAGAACTGAGGGATAAGCATGGTGTTCCTAAGCCTATTCACCGAGGTGTCCGAGTGGCTTCTTCTAGTTACACTGTAAACTACGATCTTGATCTTGATATCAAAGGAGAAGATCGAAAGTATGCTTCTCCTTACACTATCAAACCCTTGACTATCGATGATGTAATCAATTGAGGTTAATATGGCTGCGCTTATCACTGACTCTAACCAGAGAATGAAGTTGCTTCATAATACAATTGTGAAGTACCGTGGTATATGGTGCTACTCTAACCAGACCTTAGATGAACCGGTAAGTCTTGCAGTTAAGGGTAGCCTAACCGCAATTCAGACTCTCAATAAAGATAAAATGTACCTTATTATGGGTGCAAATAAAGATAGTAAGGGTGCATCGCTTAAGATTAATTACTATGGGTTCCACGCAGTTGACTACACAACTGACGACTTCATCATTCCAGACAAATTGACTGTCGGTTACATGAATGACAACACCGATACTAAATATCTTTATATGAATTCTTCTAACGAAGCACCTAATGCTTCTGGCAGGCTATATTGTATACTACCTAATTCAGGTCAGAGTCGCAGAGCGGATATTTATAATCGTGTAGCACTAGAGAACACACTTGAAGGCAACTATCCAACCCTGCAGAAGGCGCTGGAGCGGATAAGCAGGGGTGAAAGCACCTCTATAGCCTTCGACAGAGAGTTCGCCTTGTCAGGCCACATGACTGGCTTGGTCTATAGTGTTGACTATCGTGTAACCCCCATCTTGTACAAGTATAAAGATAGTACAAAGTATAGGGTGATAAATAAGAAGTCGGTTGGTCTCTTGAAAGCAGCGCTAAACAAAGCAGGATTTCCTTATGAAAACATTGAGTAGTTTTTATCCGGGCCCGGTTCCTAGTGGAGATGTTGCGCTAGAGGTCGAGGTTGAGTTCAAGTACAACCCAGCAACTCACAAGGTCTTTAACTCTATAGACCCTAACGTAAACACGGCTGTGCCAGACAAGCAGCCGGGTGGTGTCTGGTTGAGCAAGAGGGATGGGTCTTTGATGTGCGGTGTCGAGTACGTAATGCGCAATCCGGTCAAGTGCAACAAAGCAAAGAGAGAGAAGATCAAAGTTCTCACTGACTTTCTCTTTAATACACCTAATAAGAGGTGGACAGTTGATACACAGAGCACGAATGCTGGTATACACTGCCACGTGAACGCTGGTAACTTGACTCCCCTACAAATCTGGACGGCAACTGTACTCTATTGGTTGGTTGAAGACCCTATCATGAAATTCTGTGGTTCTTCTAGAATGTCTAATCAGTATTGTCACCGTAACAGAGAGGCACAAAATACCTGCTTCGATGCTCTTTATGATATCAAGAATAATGCAGTCCCATTCAAGAACTTCAACTACGAGACACAAAATCATAAGAGGTATTCCTCTTTGAACTTGGTAGCAGCCACCAAATACAGGTCTCTTGAGTTCAGAGGTATGGGGGCTAAGTACGATCTAGATGTCTTGGATGGGTGGTCTTCTGCTTTGCATGAACTGGTCCATAACTATGCTGCTCGATTTAAAGACCCTGCTGATGTTATGGATAGGTACATTGACTGTTCTAAGGACGACTTCCTTGATTATGCCTTACCCCCATTTCTGGTTAATGCAATCAGACAGACCCAAGGCTATGCTGCTGACATCAATACTGATGTGGTTCCCATTGGTCTTGTCGCTTATGCCAATGATGATTGGAGTGAGTGGGCTGCTAAGAAAGACGCCTATAACACTGACAATCCTCCTATTCCTATGCAATCTAATGCACACCCTATCGAAGAAGACTATGATACTCTTGAAGACTGAAAGGAAGGACCATGCGTAATGTTTATATTTACTCTTACAAACCTAGCTCAGAGGGGGCTAATGCCCTAGCTGACAATCTTGGTGTTCCCTTAATAGATAAGGATGTAAATCTTACTCGTTATGACAATAAGACTATTATCTTCAACTGGGGAATGGGAAGCTCAAATGATATCTTAAGTAAGTGTAGGGTCTTTAACAGGTACTCTAACGTAGCGGCATGTGTCAACAAGATAGAAACCTTCAGGGCTCTATCATTGGCTGGCGTTTCTCACGTCCCCTTTACTACGGACTATGCTATCGCCCGGGACTGGCAGCACTTTGGCTACCCTGTCTGTGTTCGTGCTTTAGCAGAAGGCGCTGATGGTGCCGGGCTGACCATTGTCAGGAGTAACCTGGAACCCATCCCTCATGCCCCTCTCTACACTAAGTTCATCAAGGCCAAGGCAGAGTACCGTGTCAACGTCTGCAACGATACGACCATGGCTGTCCAGCTGAAGGTTCCTCTTCGTAGTGATCAAAGCACAGAGATCCGTACTACTGCTGGTGGCTGGGGCTTTAGGTTGCTTGATGAGAACGAGATACCTATTGGCCTGCGCCCTGTTGCTCGTGCTGCCACTAAGGCCTTGGGCCTGGACTACGCAGGAGTTGATATGATCCATGGAGAGGATGGTAAGTTCTATGTCTTGGAGCTCAATTCTGCTCCTCACCTTACGCCAGCTGTGGCAACCAGGTTCGCTAAAGAGTTCAAGAAAATGGTGGAGACCTATGAGTGAGGCAAGGGGTTATAAGTTAGCTGGCTTTCTGAAATCAGATAACCACACTACAATCCATGATACGCCAGCAGGTCAACTTCTTCTGGTCACCCACTGTGACAACTGTAAGAAGTGTGAGGTCCCCGTCAAGGAACTACAGAAGGGGGGTATCTCCCCCAGATACTTCACCTGTGGTCCCTGTAAGGGTGGCTGTAAGTTCTCTGGGATCTATCGTACCAGTACCTATGGTAAGGTACAGGACTCTGAACCCTCCACTATCCTGTATGTAAAACCTAAACCTATAGTCAAAACCTACCCCTTCCCAATTGATGGTACTATTGGGGAGTATACAGCATCCTTAATTGAGGACGTAGACCCTGCAGCCCTGCCACCCTTCCATGGCTGTCCCTCCGTAGACCACGACCTTTATGACCAGGATGACCCCCTTCTAGGGGGATACACCCCTGCTTCCTCCCTGTCCTGTGCCTATAAACGAGTTCTTACGAGTGAAGAGCGTAAGCCTCCTGAGGACCTAGCCTCTAAGATTGCCCTTAGGATAATCAAGGACAATGAACGGAGGGATAGGTTGATGAAGGGGGATATCCCATTCTGAGACCTCCCATCCCCTCTAGATAGGTGTTTAAAGCCTCTAGGATGAGGCAGGAGGGCCTTGGCGTAGGGGGGCAGCCACCCATTAGCCACTCACCCTAGAAACCCGTCCTACCCCCCTTAGAATGCGTTTAAATGCCTATCATTGAAATCATTGGATAATTTAGGATTGGGACCATTAGGGGGGCCGCGCCATTGGGGGTTAAGGGGGTCCAAGGGGAGGGGGAGACAACCTCTGAAGATAAGAAAGGTATAAAGAAAGAGAAGTAAGAAAGGTAAGATGATTATAAGTGAAGTAAGAAAGAGAAGTAAGAAGGTATACCCTTAAGGTTACCACTAAGGTAACCATTAATCAACAACCACTAAGGATTAATCTATTGGCTTCATGTGTTATCTGTTTAAGTACTTATGATCTAAGGGGTATTAAAGGTTCCCTTAAGGATACCTGCCCCAGGTGCCGGGCTGTGATCCATGAGGAAGCCCCGGGCATGCCGCTGTACACATCGTCCATCTCGGCCTGGACCCACCTCCAAGCAGCAGTAGAAGAACTAGAACGTAGGATACCTGGTTTGTTCTCAGGACCAGAGTGCCCCCTTACGTTTGAGAACGGTGTTGGGTGCTCTTGCACATACGAGGAGGGCTGTAAGGCCTTGAAAGATAAGGTTAATAAAAACACTTGACAAATGCCTTACCTTGTGTATAGAATATATGGATGGTAATGAATGAATTAGACCTCAAGATCTACACTAAGGCCACAGAACTGGCAAAGCTTGTAAAGGTTAACAAGGAGACTTGGCAAGCAATACAGGCCCTTGAGAAGGAACTAAAGGTTCTAAGAAAAAGAAAGAAGCAGGAGACACTGCTCGATAAATGGAAGTCCGTGAACAACCACTACGTACTCATCAGCCCTGTCCAGACTGTGGTAGTTCAGACGCCTTAAGCGTCTACTCAGACCACACGTTCTGCTTCAGCTGTAAAGCATACAACAAAGCACTGGATCAACCAGTGTATCGGAGAAGTAACCTGCCCGACATTCCTTACACATCACAGGTCCTCTCTTGGAGAGGGCTGACAGCTTCATCGTTCAGTGCCTATGGCGTTCACTTCAAGGTGGATAGCTTTGGCAAACCCCATTCTGTTGTCTTCCCTTACGTGTCTTCAACAGGGGAAGCAGCTACCAAGGAAAGGAAGTATGACAGCAAAGAGTTCTGGTCAACAGGGGCTATGCATGAAAGCTCTCTTTTCGGCATGGATAAGTTCTCTGCCGGGTCTGCGAAAGCAATCACCGTCACAGAAGGGGAGCTGGACGCTATTTCCGTCTACCAGATGCTTGGCAGTAAATATCCCTCTGTCTCAGTCAGAGGTGCAAGCTCTGCAAGAAGGGATTGCGAAAGAGCAAGAGACTATCTCAATTCATTTGACCGTATTTACATCTGCTTCGATAACGACGAACCAGGACAAAAGGCAGTCAAAGAAGTAAGTCAACTCTTCGACGTCAATAAGGTTGTTCACGTACAGTTAACCAAGTATAAGGATGCCAATGAATATCTACAACAAGGGGCTGAGAAGGAGTGGGTCTCTGTCTGGTGGAATTCTAAGCCTTATATGCCTAAGGGCATCATCAATGATTACTCTGCTATTGAGGAAATCCTTCTAACAGAGAGCGAGCAAGCTGTGGCTCACTTCCCTTTCCCTACCCTTGATGCAATGACCTATGGTATACGTCTCGGTGAGGTTCTCCTTTTCACTGCTCAAGAGAAGGTCGGGAAACAGATATCGCTTGCGACACTTTTACCAACACCTACCGGCTGGACTGCTGTAAAGAATTTGAAAGTCGGTGACAAACTGTTTGCAGCAGATGGGTCTGTCACTGAGGTTACATTCATAACAGAGCCCCATACTCGACCATATTTTGATGTTGTGATGAGCGATGGAACTAAGATTGAAGCTAGTGACAATCATCGCTGGACTGTTCGTGATCTGCAAAATCGTGTAGATGTTAAGACCACTCAAGAGATGTTTGATACAGAAGGTGGTATTATTGCTAAGGGTTCTAAAGCAAAGTTCGTAGTACCTCAACACCCCGGAGTTGAACTACCTGAAGCCGACTTAGAAATAGACCCTTTTCTTCTTGGTGTATGGTTGGCAGATGGTAACTCTTGGTCTGATAATGTCTGTCTGTCAAAGAGCAAGTTAGAAAGATGCTCTGGCTATGAGCTAGTGAAGTGTCGTCCTTTAACTGGTGACAGATACGATGTGCGTCTAGAAGGATTACATCATAGTGTTCTTAAGGGACTAGGTCTCTACCGTAACAAGCACATTCCATCTATATACATTAGATCTTCCTATGAACAAAGAGAACAATTATTTAAAGGTCTTCTCTTTGATGGTTGGTCTGCAAACGGAAAGAACGGTAAGCAAGAGAACGAGTTTTACTCAAGCAATAAAAAACTCTTCGATCAAACCGTAGAACTTGCTCGTTCCCTAGGTTACATAGTGTCTTGTAGAAGTAGACAAGGACGGTACAAGAAAGATGGTATATGGGTCAATTGTAAAACTGCTTACTCATTCAGGTATCGTACATCTAAATGGAAAGCCATTAGGGAGATCAAGCCTATTGGTAATATGGAAGGTAGGTGTCTAACAGTCGATCATCCTTCTCATCTCTTTGCTGCGGGTGAAGGGTGGACCTTGACACATAATACGGAAGTAATGAGAGCGATGCAGTATCATCTGCTCAAGACTACTGATGATAACATCGGTATCATCCACTTAGAAGAGGAAGAGAAGCGCAGTGTGCAAGGTTTGGTTGGCTACGAACTGGGCGTTGCTGCTCACCTCCCTGATAGTGGTCTTTCAGTTGAGGACCAGCTCAAGGCATATAAGTCTCTTACGAAGAAAGACGGAAGGGTACACTTCTATTCGCACTTTGGCAGCGATGATCCTAATACGATATTGGATATTATTCGCTACCTCGCTACTGCTTGTAGCTGTAAGTATATCTTCCTTGATCACATCACCATGTTGGTAACTGGCTTCGAAGGTGACGACGAGAGAAAGAAACTCGATTACCTCTCTACTAAGCTAGCTATGTTAACTCGTGAGCTCGACTTTACCTTGTTCCTTGTGTCTCATGTTAATGATGATGGAAAGACTAGAGGCAGTAGGAACATAGCCAAGGTTGCAGACCTCATTGTCAGCTTGAATAGAGATGTTGAGGCAGCAACTATTGAAGAGCGGAACAGAACTTATCTTACTGTCAAAGGCAGTAGATATGCAGGACTTAGTGGACCAGCAGGTGTACTAGTCTTCGATCAGAAGTCCTTCACACTAAAGGAGATGACATTCGATGAGCACACAAACACAGAGCCATTTGACCCGGGGTTCTAATGGATTGGAGTGACCTTAAGTTCTGGAAATTAGATAAATGGCGTAAGCTCGATCAGATAGGTGGTATTCCACCTCGTGCTGCTCGAATGCGGGCACTAGATCTTACGCCATTTAATTCTGTCAAGGCTGTCATCATAGGGCAAGACCCTTACCATAGAAAGGGACAGGCAAATGGATTGTGCTTCTCCGTTAACCCTCACGTTAAGCCTCTTCCTGCTAGCCTCCGTAACATTCTTGCTGAGTATAGTAGTGATCTGGGCGTGCCGATGCCTAAGACAGGAGATCTCTCACTGTGGGCCGAACGGGGAATACTTCTACTCAATTCAGTATTATCCGTTGAACCTGGAAAACCAAACAGTCACAAGAACAGAGGATGGGAGCAACTAACATATGAGATCGTGTCTACATTGTCATACCGCAGGGAAGGCATTGTATGGATGCTGTGGGGCAACGAAGCCCAGCAGTTCATGGGTGCCATCGACCAAGATAAGCATTGCGTTATCTGTAGTGCTCATCCCAGCCCTCTGGCTCGCAGTGCACCTAACCCTTTCCTAGGGTCCAAGCCTTTCTCACGATGCAACGACTACCTGAAGTCTAAGAACATAGAGCCTATTGATTGGAGATTAAGAGAATGAAAAAGGGAACTGTATTTATCCTCTACGACAATGAGTCTCATGATGAGTCTGTACCGCTGTTCGCCATGGTAGATATAGATATGCAGGTTATCAAGGACCTCATGAAGTCTCAAGACGACTTCGCACCATTCGATGTCTACGACATACAGTGTCTTCTTACTCACAACAAGTATGCTATCGTTGATGATAGTGTTGTGCGTTTCAATGTGACTGACATTCTGGATGAGGTACATAATGAAAGCACTTAATCTCCATGAGTTTCCTGCTTGCTGCGGTATTAAGGTCTTGACTCGTTGGGGGTGGGCTAAGGGTACTGCATCTGGCCAAGAACCAGTTCCTTATGAAGTTCTCGAGGCAGACCTTAAAGAGTTTGTTGGTAAGCTTGAGACATATCATGGACTTACTCTTGTTGCCCTAGAGCCCCAGCAGACAGAGCAGGTAGAATACTTGCTTAAGCAGTATAAGTTCTTCCCTTTGGTTAAGAACTTCTATAACCCCAACATGAAGTCTACCTTGACACTGTACGGTAGAATTCAGAATGAGAATTATGAACCCCTAGAAGTAGGTCATTTGAAGTATGGGAAAGATGAAAAACCTAGCGACGAAACTCGAAGAAAGGTTTCGGCTGGGGACAAGAAGTTCAAGGAACCACCGGCCAGTGTCAGTGGGGCGTTTAATTCCACTGTCATCTCAGGAACTCCATTATATACTGGCGTGTACTGGTCTAACGTCATCTTTGACTAACGAGTTCTTACGAGTGAAGAGCGTAAGTCTCAACGAGTTCTTACGAAGTGAAGAGGCGTAAGCCTCAATGAGAGTAGTCTTCGACGTTGAGACTGATGCCCTTATCAATCCGACTACTATTCACTGTATTGTAGCTAAGGACCTAGACACACAAGAGATCAGTAAGTTCTATGGAGAGGGGCTTGCTACATTCCCAAACTATCATAGTAAAGTGACTGAATACGTAGGTCATAATATCTTATCATTTGATGTTCCAGTTTTGTGGCTGTTGATGGGACTATCTTGTGATGATAAGAAACTTACTGATACTCTTGTGTTGTCTCGTCTTCTGAAGTACGGCATAGATGGTGGTCATTCTTTAGAAGCCTGGGGTAATAGGCTGGGTATACAGAAGAAAGGTCTTGATGTATCTTTCTCTGAGTTCTCTCAAGAGTTGTTAGATAGATGTATCTCGGACGTAGAGATCAACTACAAACTCTACCTTCTCCTCAAGAAGAAATTGATTGATCGTAAGGATTTTGATAAGGCGATTGAAGTTGAACATGCTGTGGCAAAAATATGCCTAGGCATGAAAGCAGATGGTTTTAAGTTTGATCTTGATAAAGCCACCTCCATTCATAAGACATTAGACACCAGGATTGCTGAGCTAGACGCAGAGCTATTATCTGCTTTCCCCTCTAAAGCTAAACTACATAGGGTGGTAACGCCTAAGGAAACAGTACATGGAACAATCTCAAGAGTCGGTTTCCCAAGAGACTGGGATGATCTTACCACCGTCTCAGTGGGCTGTCCTTTTTCTCTTGTTACTTGGGAACCTTTCAACCCGGCATCCCCGCCCCAAATTGTCGAAAGACTCAATAGATTTGGCTGGTCCCCAACAGACAAAACCAAGGGCCACCAGGACGCAGTTGCCTCAAAGAATAAGGAAGCTTTGGCCAAGTTTAAAGAAACTGGATGGAAGGTAAACGAAACTAACCTTAGTTCTCTACCTGATAGTGCCCCGCAGGCAGCACACTCTCTCGTAGAGAGACTATTACTAGATGGAAGAAGGAGGTCTATAACAGAGTGGATTAACAATTGCCGTATAAAGATAAAGATAAAAGAAACGCATTCTCAAGAGAGTGGCGCAAAAGAAATAGAAGTAAGGCAACCAGGTACGAGAGCGGCCCAGGAAAACTTAAAAGAAGAGCAGCAGACCTTAAAAGAAAATACGGAATTACTCTTGACGACTATAGCAGAATGTCTACAGAACAAGGACATTGCTGTAAAATTTGTCTCAGAGAAACCAAACTCTTCGTCGATCATTGTCACACCACAGGGAAGGTTCGTGGACTTCTCTGTATCAGATGTAATTCAAGTCTCGGATGGTTCGAAAAATGTCATATCTCAGTTGTCCAATACTTGTAAAGTTCATGGTACTTTCAATGGCATTGGAACCTGGTCTCATCGTCTGTCACACACCCACCCCAACCTTGGCAATGTGGCTGCACCAAAGTCTATTAAGTATAAGCATCCCAAGCTGGCGGACCTTGCAACTCTACTCGGAAAAGAGATGCGCAGTCTTTGGACCGTCAGTAACCGAGACTGGTGGCTCGTGGGCACCGATGCCGTTGGTATCCAACTAAGGATCTTTGCTCACTACATCAATGATGAAGGTTTTACTCATGCCGTCACGCAAGGAACATCGAAGAATGGGGATGACCCCCATACCCTCAATTCCAAACTTCTTGGTTGCAATCGTGACACTGCCAAAACGTTTATCTACGCTTTTCTCTTGGGGGCGGGAGATGCAAAGATGGCCGAGATACTCGGTCTTAACAAAAGAGGAGGTCGAGAGGCTAGAACAGCTTTTATTGAAAGCTACCCAGGACTTGCGAGACTGCGAAAAGACATTATCCCAGCTGATGCAAGACGTGGGTATTTCAAAAGCTTCGACGGAAGGTTAGTTGTTTGCGAGAGTGAACACCTAATGATGGCAGGTTATCTCCAGACAGGAGAAGCCTGTGTTATGAAGACAGCTAACGTATTATGGAGAAAAGAACTTGACAGAGAACAATCTCGATACATCCAAAGAAACTTCGTGCACGATGAGTGGCAAACAGAGTCCTGCTCCTCAGACAGAAGAGATGCAGAACGAATTGGAGAAGTCCAACGAAGAAGTATCAGAACAGCCGGAGAGTCCTTCAACTTAAGATGTCCTATGGACGGTGACACACGCATAGGAAAGAACTGGTATGATACGCACTAGCGGATTATACGTTGTATGATACGCACTAACAACAAGAAAGAAAAATAATGGTAGACAATACCAAGAAGACTTATTACGCATTCGTTCAGTTCTCTGAGCCTCGTAAGATGGTTTGTCCTGTGGATGCAGGCAGCGAGGAAGAGGCTATTAAGATCGTGACAGACGCTATTGGCAAGGCTCCTGGTTTTCAGATTGACAAGATCACAGATGAGATGCCCAACATCGTTGATGGTGTAGTCTCTGATGAAGATGCTGGCTTAGTCAAGCCAACTATTAATTGAGGATAAAAGATGACAACTAATATCATTTACTTCTCTGGTGAAGCTATGTGGGCTAAGGTCTTCGAGCCTGACACTGACTATGACAAGACCAAGAAGTCTTATAAGATTGATCTGTATATGGACGACAAGTCTTGGCAGTTGTTTGAAGAGTCAGGTCTCCAACTCAAGGTAAGGGAAAACGCAGAAGGTAAGGAGTACGTTACCTTTAAGCGCCCCTCTGAGAAGGTTCGTAAAGGACAGCTTATTGCATTTGATAAGCCTACCGTCTTGGATGCGAACGGAGACGAGACCACTGACAGGATTGGTAATGGCTCTGAAGTGATCGTGAAAGTCTCTGTCTATGATGGTAATCGTGGTAAGGGGCATACTCTTGAAGCAGTGAAGGTGACTAAGCTTGTACCTTATAATGAGGTTAAGAAGATTGCTGCTGAAGGGGTTGTTCCCTTTTAATGAGTATTGATAATCTAGTACCAGACATTTATGCTCTCCTAGAGAAAGATGTACCGCTTTCCGAGGGGCAGGTGCAGGACCTTACGTCCAAACTTCACGAGACGCTCCTCCGTGAACTAGCATCTGCCCCTCAGAAGAGGGCCTCAGTCTCTATGTCTAACCTAGGCGAGAAGTGTCTGCGTAAGTTGTGGTATCGAGAACACATGCCACAACTTGCTGAGAAGATGAAGCCGTGGGAGAGGATCAAACTTCTCTATGGCCACATCCTAGAAGATTTACTACTGTGTCTTGTTAAGTGTACCGGCAAGCATACAGTTACAGGAGAACAAACTACCCTGGATGTAGAGGGTATTAAGGGACACAGAGATGCTGTTATTGATGGTATGGTTATCGACGTTAAGTCAGCTAACTCTCGTAGCTTTGAGAAGTTTAAGAACCACGAGCTAGAGTTTAATGATCCGTTTAACTATGTCACACAGTTGTCAGCTTATGTAGAAGGCAGTAAGAAAGATGATCTTGTCACTGAAAAAGAAACTGCAGGGTTCCTGGCAGTCGATAAAGAACTGGGACATGTGGTCCTCGACACCTATCGAGTACAACCCATCGACTTCCCTGCAAGAGTTGAACAGGTTAAACGAGCAGTTGAATGTAATGAACCTCCTACTCGCTACTATAGTTCTGTTGCAGATGGTAAATCTGGTAACGAAGTAATATGTACACAATGCAGATACTGTCCCTACAAGAAAGAATGTTGGAAGGATAGTAACAATGGTAGGGGTCTCCGTACATTCATCTACTCTAATGGACCTAGATGGTTAACTAAGGTAGTAAGGACTCCTGATGTGCAAGAGTTGTGAGTCAGCATACCTTGCTGGGTAGTGTTAATAAGAAGAGGGCTACATTAGATATGACCCTCCGCACACTAAAGAAAGTCCAATTTGAAATTCAACAATCAACGACAGGGAAAATACCGGTCCCTGCTGGAGGCAAGAGTTGCCAAGAGCATTCCAAAGAAGCCAGGCATAAAGGTTGAGTACGAGAAAGTCTCCGTCCCATATGTAATCGAAGGACAATATTTACCAGACTTCGTAGTTACATTGGGACGACAGACCTCATTCATAATCGAGGCTAAGGGCTTCTTCCGTGTTGAAGATAAGAGAAAGATGGTTGCTGTAAGGAAAGCAAACCCACACCTAGATATTAGGTTTGTCTTCTCCTCTTCATCTAAAAGAAACAAGAGATGGTGCGAGAAGTATGGCTTCGGCTATGCTGTTGGAACACCCCCTAAGGAGTGGTTTAGTTTAAATGAGTAAGACCCACCTAGTGGTGCCCGATCAGCACGCACACTTTGAACACCATAACAAAAGGGCAGAATGGCTTGGTTCATTAATCCTAGACATTAAACCTGATGTTGTCATCATGATGGGTGATGCTTGTGACTTCCCATCTCTATGCTCTTATGACAAGGGAAAGAAGTCCTTTGAAGGAAGGACTTATAAGAAGGACATAGAAGCTCACTCTGATTTCCAAGACAGACTGTGGTCAACTGTTCGTCGAGGAAAAAAGAAAATGCCCATGAGAGTAAGTCTCATAGGCAATCATGAACAGCGCATAAGCCGAGCTATAGAAGTACAACCAGAGCTAGATGGAGTAATATCTTATGATGATCTCGAGCTTGACCGGTACTATGACTGTGTTGTCCCTTACACTGGCAGCACTCCTGGCAGCATCAACATTGACGGGATCACTTACGCACACTACCTCGTTAGCGGCACCTCAGGGCGTCCGATCTCAGGTGAACATCATGCTTATTCCCTTCTTGCCAAGAGGTTTTCCTCCTGTACGGTCGCGCACTCGCATACCATGGACATATGTGTAAGGACTAAGGCTGACGGCAAGAAGATCTTTGGCCTAGTTGCTGGTGTATATCAAGACTATGATCCTCCCTTTGCTGGCGATGCCTCTAGTTTATGGTGGAGGGGGGTTGTTCTGAAACGCAACGTTGAAGAAGGTGTGTACGACCCACAGTTTATCAGCCTTGATGCAATTAAGAAGAACTATAGTTAAGGACCACTACAATGCTTGTGTCACTGCTGCTTATTACCCCACTCATTATCATAGTAGCCTGGCTTGTTAGGGAGTGTCTATTCGACAGTTGGTGGGGTACTGGAAAATGAGTCTACTCCACGGAGTTGACATCGACGAGATGCTAGAGATGTTCTCCTTGGAGGATATCTTTGAGCAGTGTGATCTCGATCCTGCTGAAGCCATAGAAGTTTTAGTTATGTCTGGTCATCTTAAGTTACCTGATTATCTAAAGAGAGGGCGACATGGCAAGTAAGAAAAGGGGTAAGAGAAGTGTTGAAGCTAAAGAACTTTCTTCCAGGAAGTATCGACAGAGGATCGTACTACCAAAGAAAAAGCGAGAGACAGGAAGAAAACCTAAAGTATCTGTACGCAGCGTCGAGCGTCTACATCCTAATGACGATTGGGACTCTATTCATCGTCATCTTAAACATCTGGAGTCTGTGAATGAAACCTCCCAAGAAGATTAAAGTAGGGGGACATTACTATACTATCGTTTTAAAGGAAGAGGAGTTTGCCTCTTCAAGCCATGAAGATACGATTCTAGTTGGTGAACATGTTCCGATGAACAGTCAGATTAGGTTGTGCATTAAGGGGAGCAATCAGTTTATTGCTAGAATTCTTCTTCATGAAACTCTTCACGCTATCTTTGATCACCAGGGTATTGATCTTCCAGTTAAGGAAGAAGAAGATTTGGTGAATAGGATAACGTGGGGTTTATCTACTGTGATTGCAGACAATCCTGTCTTTGTTAAGTATCTACAAACCAACCTGAAAGGATAAATACATGACTGTTAAGAATATGGTTTCTAGTCGTAAGGTCGTCGCAAGCACTCTCGTTGAAGTGAGGGACTGGCTCTCTAAGCAGACTGATGAAGAGTTCTCTAGCATCACTTCTTTTGGTGTTAGCAAGCACAATGTCTATGACAAAGAAACTAAGAAGTATGTCGATAAGGGATATGTTGTGAACATTTACTACGACGCTCTTGGGGGTCCTGTTGGAACAGCTGTCCTTGACGACTACGAGAGTATTTGAGACTGGTGCCTCTCGTGATCTAGACATTAATAAACTAGATTACGAGGGGTTCCTCTCGCCCTCAGTACTCAGGCGATATGCTGAGTATATGAGCAAGCACCGCATAATGGTAGATGGATCTGTTAGGGACAGTGACAACTGGCAGAAGGGCATGCCACAAGATGTATATGTGAAGTCCCTGCTGCGTCACGTAATGGATGTATGGCTATTTAACCGTGGCCTTACTCCTAACGAACCTATAGATGAAGCCCTATGTGCTGTTATCTTTAACTCAATGGGTTTACTAAATGAACGACTCAAAGGAAGTGTCAGTGCCAGAGCGACAGAGGTCCTGTAAGAACTGTAAGTTCTCTTGGTTCAATATGATACCTAGATATCATCAGTTAGATCTCGATCGTAACTTAACGACTTGTGATTTCAATGGTGGTAGATACTCATTAGATTATGTTTGTGGCTGGTGGAAGAAGGTGACAGATGTCCAATTGTTGCGAGCTAAAGACAAAACGCAAGAGCTTTCTGGAGTACATAAAGAAACCCGCTAGTCGTTCGACTAACGGGTGCTTTACTTGTCGCTTCTGGAGAAAGAATACTGAGAAGGTAATTTCCAGCTCAGATAAGAACATCTCTTTGTGTAAGAAGCTAGGAGTGTTCACTAGGGGAGATAGTAAGTGTGGATACTTCGATAGGATACTCTCTGCAAGGACTAAGTTCCGGGACTATACTAGAGGTGGTAACGACTACCGAGAGGTAGACGAAGACCTATTTCCCGAGGACTACTAAGTGGATAGGAACCACCCCAGCAGCCGTCATCCCGACAGCCCTAGCCGCGGCCAAGGACAAATCAATCACTCGTCCAGCCACATAAGGCCCTCTGTCGTTAATTGTAACTACTGTGGACTGGCCATTTTTAAGGTTGGTTACTACTACTTTTGTCCCGAAAGGAAGCGTCTTGTGAGCTGCTGTCATGGCCTGGGGGTTAAACCAGCCCCCTGAAGCCACCCTCTGACCCTGCCAGTAATAGCTGGCCAACCCTGAGGTAGCCTGGGGATAGGCGTTTAAAGCCCTCAGGTTGACCGCTGGCTGGCGTTTAGCTACCCCGCTAGGGTAGGTGCTGCCACCCCCCACAGAGCCCTGTACGGGCTTCCTAGGGGCTTTAAACGCTATTCTAGCCTTTGACTGCCCTACGGACCCCTTCAGGTACTGCCCTGCGGGGGTCTTTTCGTATTGGCTTGGCACTAGTCCCGTCTGTACCGTTGGCACTAGTCCCGTCTGTACCGTTGGGGTTATTTGAGCCAGGGAGGGGGTTGGAAGAAGGGTTAAAACTAGGATTAGAGGTAGAAATTTCATTAAGCATCTCTTCTGTTAGGTCGGATAGTTTAATCCAGGTGTTCTTCATTGATTTAGATTCCAGGTCTAAGGCCAAGGGCAGGCTTTACACCCCTGGTGGTCTGCTCAAGAAGTCTCTGCCTGATGGTAGACACTACCTCCTGGTAGTCTGTTACCCTCTTGGCGTACTCTTCGAAGTTCTCTGCAGTAGGGGTAGTCTCCTGGATATACTTCAATCCCTCATCTCTAAGAGAGATTAGTTCTCTAGTCTCCAGATCCTCTCCCTGCTCTGCGGTAACCTGTGTTAGATCGAATGCTCCGATATTAATGTTCTGAGTGTTTTCTCCTCTACGGGCTGTTCCCGTGAAGCGAGTAGTATCTCCAGGTTCAAATGTAAAGGCACCGCCTTCTAGGTTATTACCAGAAGGGTCAGGAGTAAAGAATAATCCAGGTACCCCAGGGACACTACCTGTTGCCAACCTCTTCACCGCTTCATTAATGAAAAGCTTAGAGTCACCAGCATCTTCATCAATGATATGACTGGTGTTCTTAATGGCATTATTCAAACGACCAACAGCTTCGAAGATAGGATCTGTCCTTTCTGCATTCTCCCGCTGTTGTGCAGGTGTAGAAGGAACACGAGCAAGAGGATTGGGGTTTCTAATACGGAACCTCTGGATCTCTGGATCATAGCTGATCTTATAGCTATCTCCTGCAGAAGAGATCTTCATGAAAGACTCACGAAAGAGAGTACCAAACCCTGCCTTAGTATAGTCAACAAAGTTCTTCCAGCGCCCAGGATCAGTAGACTTAACCCCCTTCATTGAGGCGAGTGTCTCTTCACTAGTGCTCTTAAAGAAGTAGTCTGCCCTACGCTTACCGTCAACAACACCAGTAATTCTATTGAGCATCAAGGGAATATTACTTAGGAACTTATCGTTACTGGGTCCATATAGATTATCAATAGCCCTGTTCTTTAGAGCAGGATCAATGTTCTTAGAGTTAATATCTGCCATGGTGGTGTCGAAAGCTTGATCGAAGAGCTTAGGATTAGAGACACCCTGAGAAGTTGCTTGCTGGAAGACTAGATCAAGAGTCTTCTGCTTCTCACCATAAAGACCAAACATCATTTGCTGAGCAGCTATACGTTCTTCATCTGTCTTAGCACCCATCATTGCAGTATTGATACGGGTGTTGGCTACACTATCTCCCATCATACGTCTAGTAGCAGCTAGATCTGCTCTATAGGGATCAGAGAGAAACTGATAGTCACCTTTCTTCTCTGCTTGGTCTACACCATTCTTCCAGATTGCAAGTCCAGGATAATCCAGAGTAGTAACAAGCTTCTCTAAAGAGTCCATCTCACTTGTGACAAGACTAAGGTGATTGTCAATCCTCTCTTTACTAAGATTGAAACCAGCATAGTTAGTGAAGACTAGAGACCTGGCATTCGACTCTACGTTAGCTCGTAGTATCTTGAACTTCTCTAAGACCCCTGCTCGCTCTTGTGCTGTAGCAGAGTCACCTGCTGTATTAAGTCTTTGGATCTCGTTCTTCAGATCTTCAGTTGTCTTACCAAGGTTAGAAGACACACTATGTAGGTTAACTGTTAGGAACTGCTTAAGGTCTGACTGTATATCATCATCAATACGTTGATCAGACAGTTCACGACTGCCCTTAAGCTCTTCTCTCTGTGCTTTACGAAGGTCCATATCCCCCTTCATCTTATAGCGAGGAGATAAAGCCTTTAAGGTCTCTACATAGCTAGCTCCAGCAAGAGCATCTACTTCCTCCTGAGAGACTAGCCCCTGAGAGATGCCCTGCTCTATGTACTGAAACTTCTGCTTCTCGAAGTACGAATTGTTATCGGTAGAGGCCTTGAATAGGTCTTCCTGTTCTTTGAATACACGTTCTCGTACACTATTCATAGGATCTACTCCAGTATAGCGAGAGATCATACTATCGATAGTGTTACGAAGATCAGGTGTATCATACTTTGAACGCAGGCCCTTAGCATAAGAGGTTACCTTGGCGTCGAACCCCTTAGCAGATATAACTCCACGATCACGGGCCTTCTGCATCCTATTTAGGAACTGCTCTGCTTCTTGAATATCTTTAGGAGTGCTAGCATTCTGACCATTAATAGTAATGGAGGCATCTACACCTTCTTCTCTATTAAACACATCTGCTTGCTGCCTGATCTGTTCCTCGATAGACTGTTTAACAATCTTATCCCCTGCTTCTGCAAGCACAGGTACAAGATTAGCTGCAGTATCTACGACACTTCCAAAGGTACTATTAGTTCCAACCTTTCGAGCTTCAGGAGGAGTAAACCCCTGAGATCTTCCCAAGAAGTTAGGAGCCTCAGAGTCTCTGATGCTGGGATTAAGGGGCATTAGATCAAATCCTTATTTGATTGGCTATACAGAGATCTAATGAACACTTCTCTTCGTTCAGTTAGCATTAGATTTCAATTCCTTTTCAATGTATTCACGATACTTAGGCATGGAGCCATTCTTAATCTGCTCATCCAATCTCTGTAGCTTTGACTTATTGAGACCAGAGAAAGACTCAGAGAATATACTATTACGTTGTTCTAGAGTAAAGAGACCTCGATCAAGATAGAACGCAGCTTTCTTTTGGTAAGAAGCTTTATCCTCTGGAGATGTAGTATCATCAACCATCAACCTAAAGTATCTGATTGCTTCCTTCTTCATCTTAGCTTGGAAGTCAATACGGTCCTTGTTAGACTCCGATGAGCCATAATAATCTATGACCTCTTGCGGGAGAACACCAAGTAGACCAGTGTACAGTGCATCGAACTTACCGAAGTCATCATCAATAACAGATAGACCATCCTTAGTGAAGTACTGACCTACTGAATAGGCAAGCCAAGCTCTTTCCCCCTGCTTGAATGTAGCGAACTGCTCAAGGACAGGGATAAAGTCTTCCTTGGTAAAGTTATAACTGTTGCCTTGGATAGAGGCAATGATACCAGTAGCGAGAGGCTCAGTGGCAACTATGGTGTTTTGTAGAGACGTACCTACAGCACCACCAATGAGTTCTATCCATGACTTCTCTCCTTCCATAAGGTCCTTGATGATAGATAGACCACCTGGACCGTAGGTTTCACCAAAGGCAGGATCTGCTTCACCATTAGACAGGGCACCGAGAGCAACCTGTCCTAGACCATCCATACCAATCTTAACTAGGACATTATCATCGTAATCAACACCAGCATCATTCAACTCTTCACGCAGCTTATTGTGCCACGGGTAAAGGCCAAGGGTTGTACCAGCCACACCAGTAGGTATACCATAGAGCAGGGAGTTAGCTGCAAGCAACCTAGCCCTCTGAGCAGTAGACAACCTACGGCCTGCCATAAGGTCAAATAGCCTGGCTTGGTAACCCCAGAACTGCGTAGGAAGGGAGAGGAAGCCTCTTTGCCACCCAGCAGAAGATGCTCTGGTCATATTAGCAGTAGCGTTATCAGCCCTCTGTAGAAGGTTGGCTACTATGACATCATCCATTTTAATAAGAGGATTAGCAGTACGCCAGTTCTGGTAGGAAGCAAGGAATGCCGTTACACGGTTAACTCGTTCACCTTCTTTAAAGGGGAACAAGGTCTTGTCTGCTACCTGTCGGAACCTGCTAAAGCTGGATCCCACGACATAAGAAGTATCTGCAAACTCCTCACCTACTTCATAGAACCTAGTCCTACGAAGAGCATTGAAGGCTTCTCTGAAGTGTTCTGGTTCCCAGCCGATAGCCCTGGCTCGTTCAGCCACGCCATCTAAGACCGTAGTTCTGCCATTAAGCAGTAGGCCACGCATTAGGTAGCCACCAGCCATGCCCTTAGCAGCGTTCTCCACACCTTCTAGAGCACCAGCAATAACTACACCTTGGGCCTGCAGGAAGAACTGCTTAGGAGAGAAGAGACCCATGTGGGGAAGGAACCCCAGCCAGTAGCGAAGGAAGTCAGAAGGATTGGACGTAGAGACAAACTCAAGTACGTCACCTACTCGTCCTCTACTGTTCCGCACTCCTAGGGTTCTATCCAGCACTTGCTGCCAGTGGTTGAGATCAATCAACTCTTTATCTTGGAAACCTAGAAGCTCTTTAGTGGCTCTCTGGTAGTTCTTAGCGCGAGCCACGTCAGCTGCCCTAGACTTACCCTTAGCAGGGTCGAAGGTTGCTGTAGCAATAGCAGCAATAGGGTTATTACGGTGATCCTCTAGGTTACCTGCTAGTAGGTCACCGAACTCAGTAACAAATCTTTCAGCAGACTTGATCTTGAGATCGTCTACATACCTGGCACTAGACACGTTAGACCAACCCTGAAGCACAGCCTCATAGGGATCTAACACTCTAGCATCATTAAGAGCCCAGACAGGGGCAGCATCTGATCCTTGGTTGACTACAGTAGATAGCTGTGTATTACGTTGAGTGGCGTAGCGGAAGAGAGCCTCACCCTTATAGATGTTATGCTCACTGTTCCTTACATCATTGAACGTACCTATTTCATAACGAGTGACTAGCTTATGCTGATCATTAAGGGACTGTCCTGATCTACGAGCAAGGAATGGTTGATTGACATCAAAGATAGCGGACCTACCTCTAAACAACCTAACGAAGTTAGCATAAGAGACAGGAAGATTGGCATTCACGTAAGCTCTTGTAGCCTGCAGATCTCCTGAAGCATACAGCAGTCTGGCCTGATCAATACGATTAGCACGATCTACGGCTTCATCCCAAGTACGAGCAGCCCATAGGTTAAGGTCATCATAGTAGTCATGGCTTATCGTACCATCACGTAAGTTGGTGGTCCTGACTACCGGCTGAGAGATAAAGAAGTCATCACGATAGATCAAATGCCCACCTGGCCTACGGGGAATATGAAGGAAGCCAAGAGGAGCAGACCTGATCTGATGAGATACTACAAATGTAGGTCTTGCATCATCTAGTCCTTGGATTCCATTACGTGTAGCCCATGCAGCGATAGACCTAGACCCCTCAGGGGATAGGTGTACGGCTTTATATCCTTGATGGTTTATTAGATCTTCGATGTTATTACGGCCAAGACCACGGGCTGTAGCACCAGCAGTAGACGCCCTCTTAGATGCTATGGAGGTTGACCCATCACGATTGATAACCATCACAGAGAAGTTGTCGGCAGAGTCAAATGGAATTCTATTGATAGCCTTTCCTTCGATATCTGGTTTACCCTTAAAGGTTACACCCTTGACTGGGAAGTCAAAGGTCTCCAATCCAACTCTCTGCTTAAGCTTAGTAGCAGATAGATTGTTAATGAACAGCTCTGCGTGATTGACCTGCTGCTGAACGAAGTAGGCTTTGATCTCTTCATCGTCAGGCAGTCTACCAATTACAGTGTTGAAGTCGCGTTCAAACTGTCCAATAGTTCTAGATGTACGCTCGTTGTCTCTCTCATGCTCAAGGAAAGTAATCATATTCTGCCTAGAGGTTCCACGCCACTTAGGCAACTTACTATAAGCATCAGCAATAATAGACTTACCGAGATTGCTAAGATTAATACTTCCTAGAGTAGATACTTTATTAACGGCATTGATCTCGTCAGGAAGGATCTCATCAAGAGTCCTTACATTTCCAAACAAGTAGTTCAACCTACCTGCAGGTGTAGCATTATTAGCCTGTACAAGTTGTCCTCGTACTGATGGGAGAGTCTCATCCACTGTTTGAGTGATCTGGATAAAGTAACCATCAGCATCATTACCTACAACCTTATAGCCTGCCCTTAGTCCCAGGTTCTTTGCTTCGTCCTTGACACTAATAAGGTTGGGTAACCGCAGACCAATACGATCACCAATAGTGACCTGAATATGGTCAGTGTTAGTAAGAGCATTATCAACCGATCTAACAGGTTTGATATTACTAATACGTCCCCGTATAGTAGGATACTTAGTATAGAGTGTTTCTTGAGCCTGCACCAAGGCTTCAGCATAGGCAGGAGAGCCTGGTTGTAGCCTAGCTATATTGATAGGATCTGTTACTCCAGAACGGAGGACCTCAGAGGATACACCTCTCAGGAGATCACGTACACCATTAGCAAAGCCCATTGACCTGCTACCAGGATCAGCTAGGATTGAATTGGGATTAGCAATCTCAGGAACTTCATTCAACAGTCTATCGTAATCTGAGAGTGTACTACCAGAGTCAGACACCTTAGAGCGCAACTGTCTGTGGACATCAAGGAACTCAGCCTCAGCCTCACGACCAGAGTCAGCAAGAACACGGCTGAGCCTACCACCACGCATAGTTCCACGAGTAGCAGAAGCAAGGGCACGTACTGTACGAGATCCTGCAATAGTTAACAGAGGGTCTGCGATAGTCAGTGCATCGTCTAAGAAAGCTTCTGAGTCTGAATACTCAATGAACTTACTAAGAGCAATCTGTGCTAAGACAGGATTCTTTTCGTAGAGTTCATTAACCATGCCGCGCAGAGCAACCTCCTTCTGACCAGAAGGAAGAGAGCCGTAGTAGTATTGGATCTGTTCAAGGAAGTTACTACCAAGAAGATACGAGTTAGTCTCTGCTCCTGGAAGGGCGTCGTTCAGTTTGATCTCAGTATAGCTGGGGATCAACAACTTACCAAAGCCAATAGCCTTATCAGCTAGTCCAAGTTGAGAGTACCGATCATCGAGATCTTGCTTAACACGATAGAGAATTTCTCTATCACGGATAGCATCTTTGGTAACCCTTATAGCATCCTGCTCTTCCTTAGAGGGAGGCAACCCTTCATGAAGATCATCAGAGAATTCAGAAGGTAGGTTGTTGTAAGAAACTAAACCAGGGGGGTTCTCATCCTGTACACTGTAGGGATCATGTGTTCCCCTGAACTCGAGAGCCTGGGAGACAACCTTCTTAGCAAAGGCTTCTTCAATATAGGTAGCTGGGTCGATCTTCTCATCAATGGTTAGAGGATCGAGCATAGTACGGAATGAGGCTACATCATCTAGGGAGAAGGGTTTACCGATAGTACGGCTCTCCTCTTCCTTCTGGACCATAAGCTTCTGTACTTCCTGGTTGTACTTAGAACGAGCTATGTAGGCTTCACGACGCCTGATCTCTGCATCACTACCAGCTATAAGCTCATCGTGGAACTGCTGTGCAGACCCACCAGTAGCCAAGGCATAGCGGTTAGACCTGAAGTCAGCTGTTTCCTTAGACACAGTAGGAGCAGTTGGTGCCTCTTCCGGCCCAATAGAGTAGGTATAGCCTTCTTCTACGGTATCTGCGATATTATATGTTAGCATTAGATCAACTCCTTAGTTGATATGCTGTACAGAGATCTAATGACCACTTCACTTCGTTGCGTTAGCATTACTGGGGACCCAATGCGTTACGGATACCTGAGAATGTGTTACCGATCTGTGTAGAATTGCCTATTACAGAGGTTCCTAGTTTGAATAGAGCGTTACCGTCGTTGATATCACGCTGTACACGATTAGATTGACCACCAAGTACATTGATCTGACCTTGTAACCTAGATGCTTCAGCGTTGATCTTGAATATCTGTTGCCCACGGGCAAAGTTACCACGAAGATCGCCTAGTTGCTGAGATACTTGACCTGCAATCTGCCCTACAGCACCACCAAAGGTTGATCCCTGTGTTCCTACACCCTGTGTAGTAGCATTAGAGAGTGCCAAGGACCTGGCTGCTTGAGCCTCTTGGATAATACGTAGCTGTGCCGATCTAAAGTCCGATCTAGCTTGTGCATTACGTACTGCCTCAGCTCTCTGGCTCTGTGCTGAGATCTGTTGGGATAACCTGAACTGTTTATTCTGAATGTTGGCCTGCTTCTGGCCACCAACAATAGATTGAATAGCACCAGCAACAGCAAGACCACCACCAATAGCTTCGATTAACATTAAACCAGTCCCTTATACGCTTGCATTCTGGGTTAGCCACATAGACCACCCGAGTAGTGTGAAAGGTTTACCTGCTTCTGCAGTGAACTTCATCTGCATAGCCCTTCCCTTGCCTCTCATCTTCAATCTACGAGAATGAACATCTCGATTGGTTAAGCCATCATTATAGATCTGTTGTTTAGAACTCCACTTACCTGAGTTGCCAGAGTTAGTGAAGTCAAAGACTGACTGAACGAAACAAGATGCATTGGTTTCATTCTCTAAGTAGAAAACGACATAAGGAGATTGTACATATCGTTGTGCTTCTCCATCTAGTCGATAACCAGAGAAGAAGTAAGCATCATAACTGTTAGCTGTACCAAGTGTTTGAGTTGCAGCATTAGTCCAGTCTGAATAGGTAGGTGTTGTTCTCTCCTGCTCACCAAAGATCAGATAATCAGTAGAGCCTGTCACTGCCTTAGTTAGCGTGAACTTTATTTTAGGCTCAGAGACCCCAATAGAGTCTTCTACGTAGGAGATACCACGGATATCTGGACCAGTAGTAGAGAACTCCCAAGGCATGAAAGCTTTACTAATTGTATTATAAACTAGACATGCATCGTAATCAAACAACACATTATTAGCCAAGTTGTTAGGATCAGATGTTAACTTATACAACCAATATACCAGTGACTCCTGTGCGTCATAGGCAGCCTTGACATAGTTACGATTAATCACAGGTATATCAAGGAAGAACCTACGTATCGTTTCATTAGACAGGCTCTTAACACTGTACGTCTCAAACTGAGGATTGAACTCCATCTGTAGGATATCATGTTCGCCCCACCAGATAGGTAGACCATCTACTGTAGTAAAGCTATCAGGAGACTGCGTACCGTAAGAACTGATCTTACGTACGTTGAACTCAGTAGCTTTGAAGCCGTTGTTCCTATCACCAGCAATAAGCCATACACCATTAGTAGCAAAGATGAAGAGTACAGTTTGGTAGTCAATCATCTTAACCACTCGACCAAGCTCAGGGATTTTGATCACTCCTCCATCGCTAGGGAGTAGATCAGAGAAGAGTTCAGAAGTTGGATCATTCTGCTGGTAGCACTTTCCATAGTCGTCGTTCTTCTCAATAATCTTAGAGAAGTAGATGTTATTAGAGACACCCTCTGACTGGATACCAGAGTACCATGCACGACCTGCGAAGAACGCAGTGCACAAGGGCCTGTCAGTGGTGAAGTCTTCTGCTAGGAGACCAGCTGCAGCAACAACCTCTCTCTTAAAGAACTGTACTTCAAACACTCTGCTTGTTACAGTAAGTGTATTACCACCAGAACCATTTATCGTATAGGTTACTGCTAAACTGAAGCTAATCCATACATGATCCCATACTGTTACAGTATCAGAAGAGGAAACCGTTATGGTTGTCGTTCCAACACTGACTGTCGATGTACCTAGCAGTGTACCATCAGTAAGTGATGAAGGGGCTGAACCATTCTTAGCGTAGAGTTTAGCGGTTCTTGTTCCACCTCCGCCTGAGAAGTTCGTGCCGGTGATTGAGAAAGTAAAGTAGTTATAAACAACAGCTTTACCGACAGTCGTCCCAGGTGAATATGTTTTTCCAATATACCCAGACGAGGTTACGGTTAGTGTACCTGGAGAACTCCTAGAACCAGAAGCACTATCGCTTGCGTATACACCACTAGTTACGTTGTCAAAGGCATTAGGTATACTAGTGTAGTCGCCAATAGTCGTTCCTGTCAAGTAGGAGATAAGTACGTCAGAGCTAGTAG